TTTATTCCACTTTTATTCAAAATTCTAAAGTTGAAAAGGAAAAGTTAAATCTTATTTTATATCCCAAAAAATCAAAATCCACCAAACCTACCAAAAAACACATCCCTATTGACGATGTTGTTCACGGAAATATACAAGACTAAGTTTATTATAATGTAAAATTTGTTGTAATGTAAAAATATAAGTAAAACCTTTTTTCTATATTGTGTTATTAGTCGAGCTTTCCACAAAGTAGCCTTTGTTCTTCCTCTAAAAATGAATTCGATGGTGGTAAAAAGAAAGATACAAAATCCGTTGCCAGTCCAACAACCAAATCCAAAACACTATCAACTTCGGGATACAATGCTTTTATTTTATGTAGTAGGGTTGAACACGTATTATCTTCTGGCTGATAATACAGTATTTTCGTAAGATGCGCAAATACTTTTTTTGCGTAAGAATAGTATTTGATTTGTTTGTCTCTTAATTTTGGCAATAACATATTTGCTGCAATTATACAGACACGATATTTCATACCCCAGAGCCCGTCTTCATCATGCAACGCTTTAATCATACTTTTAATGCTATCGTCATATTCATCAAATGTAGTTGATAACTTACGTAAAGTCAATGCCGCCTCTACTCTCTCGGTTGAGAAATAGGCGGAGCTTTCAAGTATCTTACATAAATGATATGTATCCGTTATTTGTCTGATTTGTTCTTCACAGCAAATTCGTCGCCCTGTCATTTGTTTTTGTTTATTTTATCTGATAGAGAATCTACAAATCAATTTTACGTAAGAACGACAATTTTCTTCTTTCCAAATAAAATTGATATTAAATGTATAATATGTATATCCAAAATGGATGAAATTAGATGTAGTGGAGTTTGTGAAAAAATGTTCATACCAATAAAAAAAACAAGTCATACATGTGCTCAATGTATACAATTTTTCAAAATAAATTGTTGTGTAGAATTGTGCAAAGAAAAACGAACTATTGAAAATTCATTTTGTTGGAGACATCAAGATTCACATTCTGATACAAATCGAAAAATGTGCACCAATTCAAATGGTGGTTCATGTAGAGAACGATTACTTCTATCTGATGCAAATAAAACATGTAACACATGTAGAGAAAAAGATAGAAATAGCACAAATAAACGAAATAGAATTAGAAAAGAAACATATCCACCATATGATGAACAAAATAATAAATTATGTGTTCGATGTTTTAAATATTTTAATGTAGAACAATTTATTGGTGAAAAGGGTGACGTAATTGGATGTAAGGCATGTCGAGATAAAGATAAGAAATGTGATGCAACAAGAGACCATGAACATCGATTGGAAGTTGCTCGCAAAAATGACAAAAGCGATGCAAATATTTTGAGAAAAAAAGAATGGGAAACAAAAAATATCGATAAACGAAAAGGTTATTTTCAAAAAAGTAGAGCCAAATCTATTGTTACTGATTATAAAGGTTATTTAGAACGTAATGCAATTATGGCAGATAAATGGAGAAAAAACAACCCAGAAAAGGTTGCAGAATATTATGCTCGTAAAAAGAATGACGTAACTTTACGTTATAATGTGTACCTAATATCTGCTCGTGAAAAAAATATAGCGTTTGAACTGTCGCAAGAACAATTAACCGATATTATTTTACTTCCATGTGCATATTGCGGAATTATTCAGGACAAAGGATTTAATGGAATTGACCGAGTAGATTCTGCCAAAAATTATACGATAGATAATTGTGTTAGTTGTTGTGAAATGTGTAATATGTTAAAAGGTTCATTATCCGTAAATACATTTATAAAACGTATAGAACATATTTTAGCTTATCGCGGAATTACTGGAAATACACTATACCCAAATATGTTTATTAATCATGCTGGGTGTTCTTATATTTCGTGCGAATAATAAAAATTTACTTTTTGAAATAAATGAAAGTAGATTTGATGAATTACAAAGGCAAGATTGCTATATATGCGGTAAAGTTTCTTCCGATATACACACAAATGGAATTGATAGAATTGATAATAGTCTTGGTTATATTGAGTCGAATATAGCAACATGTTGTGGAGAATGTAATATTATGAAACGCCATTATTCATTAACTGAAATGATGGATAAATGTATATTAATTGTTTGTTATGAAAATACAAAAAATACAGAATGTGAATTAGTAGAAGCAGAAGCAAATGTGCAATTAAAAATAGATTATAGTTGTCAAAGTAATGAAAAAATAATTACAAAAAATCATGAAAAATTAACAAAAGAACATAACAAATATAAAAATGCGCGGAAGGCAAATACATTTAAAAATTCGGAAGAAATACTAAAAAAATGATAAAACTATGTATTATAATTCGTTCCATATCGTTATGGCATGAATTTTTTTTATTGTTAACGTTTTTTTTATTTTTTATTATTGTTAATAAAATTTTATATATAACAAATAGCAAATATGATGTATCTAATTGGAATAGGCGCTCAACTACCCCTAATTTTCACTAGGGGGATGGACTGTATCTTAAGCAGACTCCGGTTGCTTACACCTTCATCATCTACCGACTACCGTTCAGTCTCTGACGGCAAACCATGGACTAGCAAATCGTCTTTAGGTTTTAACCATGCGGATCGTCCAATCTTTAACATTATTACAATACCCAAGTTCTATTCTTGGCCATGTGCAGATTTCTCATACACACTTTGTAGTTAAAGCTCTAAGGAGTTCCCCGAACAACAAGTAATCTTGCAAGGAATTCAATTCCTCACTAACAACCGACTAATAATACAGGAGTCAAACCGAGGTTATCCGCAAACATTGCCTGTTTGTTTGCAGCGTGTTGTTTTTCTGCGCCATTATTGATAATTGTTAATAACATCTTTACGAAAAAGAAAATTATATGTTCCAAAAAATCAACGTTAACGCCAGCCATTCCAGACATTACTCTTAAGATATTATAATTGACTGCATATACTCGAACTTTGGCAGTTGCAGTTCCGGCAACAGTTCCCGATGAAAGGACCAATTGTAGAACAGCGTTGTCAATTCGAGAGAAATTGCAGGACCCGCTTGGCTGGTGTTCCTCAGGGCGTAGCGCAAAGGAATACACATTAATACCAGTATCAGGGTTACGGGTGTGGTGTTGATATGGTTGACACACATCAAAGTATGAACCTTCACGTTCAGTGAAACGGTCTTGTCCATTCAACTGCAGTTTGGCAGTCACGCAAGGATTTTCACCCCAGCAGTGCATGTCCAAAGCGGTTTCTGACAGAACGAACGTTCCTGCATCGGACACATAGGAACCCGTTGGATTGCCTCCATTTGCAGGGTCAAAGGGCGCATAGTTTGTAGCACTGTCCCAGTCGGAAGTGGCGGAAATGTTCTGGACATCACCCGCACCCGCCATTTGGAAAAGACCAGATGCAGTAATGACCGAGTTCATTCCGGCAGTTTCAGCAGGACCTCCGAATGCGTGGATAGCGTTCGGCAACGCATCAATCGCATCGGTATAGTTGAAAGGCTGGGCTCCGAGGGTCTTGAACAGAACCGACCCGTTCTCCAAGGAGGCACAGTAATCAACGTTGGCATCCGGCTGAACAACCCAGATGAGTTCTTTACATGGGTGATTGAAATTCAACTTGATTTTATTGGCAGACGAACCGACGGATTCATCACCAGTGAATTGCAGTTGTTCAATCAGATATTCATGGGGGTTTTGTGCCATTTTACGACGTTCATCCGTGTCCAAGAAGATGTAGTCGATGTAAAGGGATGCAGCAACCAAGGACTGTTGATAGGCGGAAGTGACCGATGCCACACCCGAGTATCCAGCTTGGAGAGTCTTGACTGCCCACAAACATTCACCGATAGGACGGAAATCGATGTTAATTTTAACTTCGTGATACTGTAAGGCAATAAGAGGCAATGCAAGTCCGGGGTTTCGGCAAAACCAAAATAACAGAGGCACATAAAGGGTGGTTTCAGGAAGTGCGTTACGAGGAGCACACACTTGAGAAGGTCCACCGGAGGATGCGCAAGGACCGGTAATATTGGCAAAGGTTGGGTCTGTAATATAGGTCAATTGGGTGGTGTTACCAATAAGCTTGAAGTAACCACGAAGTTGCTCCGAAGTCTGGGTCAATTGATTCCAGATATGCATCCAGTCACCGTATTGACGGTCAATGCGTTGTCCACCAATTTCGACTTCAACTTGGGCGATGATTTGTTCTCCGATGAAATCCAACCAACGAGCATACACACCGTCGTTATATGTTCCCGAGGTAGGAACCATCGACTGATTAATTTCGGGCAAGGTTAATTGGAGATAGGTGCGGTATGCCAAATCACCATTTCTGGAAATAGTACAGGTTACGCGACGACCGAAATCGGCTTGACCATTGAATGTCTGTTCAATGGATTCCATCGCGAAGTTCGTGTGGCGTCGGTAAGACACCTTCCAGAAAGTAATGTCTGGTGTTCCCGTTAGGAACACATCTTGTGCGCCATAGGCGACTAGTTGCATCACGTTTTATGCGTAAACAGCGAAGAATATCCGCCATTTACGCATAAATACCAGAGTATAAACTATAAGGCATTTCCTCCTTATATCCTCCCTGTGCGTTTTTAATCGGCACAGCACTCTCTCGAGTGGGTCTAGACTTTATCTTAAGCGGTCATTAGCACTTGTCAAATGCTTCTCGCCCATCCACGTCAAGTCGTTGAGGTTCGACCATATCCTAACATAACGGACACAGGTCGCTACCTGCGGATTGCCCTATAATATATACATTTTTACTATACCCAAAGTAGTTAGCTTTGGCCACTAGGATGTTTCCAACATAGTTTAGTAGTATATACTTTCAGGGTGTTCCCGCATATTGGAGATGTTGCCATTACGATACAATATAAATATTGTATTTATAATGACTTGCCCTGCTTTTGACAGAACACGCCCCTGATGCTTTTTGAGGCTCCTCCCATTTTGGTGTTATAGTATGCCTAAAGATATTATCCGCCAGATGAACCAATCTTGCCTACATTTGTTTTTTATTATGCGTTTTCGGCAATTAATTGTATCACATTGTAGGCAATTCATTTATTGGACGTGATGAACATCAGCCAAACTATATACAGTGATTTGGTATATGTTTACACATATCCAAGAAACAATATAAAGACGTAACACAATAATATGTATATTATGACAACTCTTTCTTCTTCTTCCGCTTCCGCTTTATCAGCGCCTCTTCCGATACTTAATATTGTGCATTTGATTGAGAAAAATCCGATTATGAGATTTCAAAACAACACATATCAGAACAAACTTATCCAAAAAATACAACAAAACTTTACCGAATCACACCAACAACTATTTATTGGTAGTTTTTACTGCTATTTAAACTACACGAAAACAGATTTTGTTATTGATTTGGATAATATTTGGAAATGGTTGGGATTTACAAGAAAAGACCACTGTAAAAGATTGTTGGAAAAATATTTTATAATAAATATTGATTATATAGTTAGCGCTCCACCGATCGGTGGAGCGTTCTTTTCGGACAATAAGGTCGAAAAAGCTGCTCCCCCGATCGGGGGAGCAGCTTTTTCGGAAGACAAAATAAATAAGGGTGGAGCTGGTATAAATAAAGAACGAGTGCTTTTAAGCGTAAATACTTTTAAAAAATTATGCATAAAATCAAATACAAAAAAGGCGGACGAAATTCATGATTATTTTATCAAATTAGAAGAAACCATACAAGAAGTCATTAATGAAGAAAGTTATGAATTACAACTTCAATTGTTACAGTCCAAAGAACAAATCCAACGTCACGAAAAACATGAAAAACAACAAGTATGTGCTTTTGATAAATTACAACAAAGTAAAGTTCTTGAAAAACACAATATGTTATTACGAGAATTTGCAAATAAAGGTTCTATTGTATATGTGGTTAAAATTAAAACATTTCACGATGGTAAATACATAATTAAAATTGGAGAGAGCCGGCGTGGAATAGAACAACGATATAACGAACATAAATCGCATTATGATGAGTGTATGATTTTGGATTGTTATTCAGTTACACATAGCAAAGATTTTGAATCCTTTTTACATCATACCCCCATTATACAAAATAATAAAGTCACTAATTTATCTGGTCACGAAACAGAGAATGAATTGTTTTTGATAGGAACCGATTTGACATATGGTATGGTAACAAATATAATCAATACGCACATTCGACAATTTAACTCTCCTTATGGAATAGAAGATATTGAAAATATTATAATAAAGTGTTTATCGAATCAATCGATACATCCGCCGTCAAACAATGATCTGGCTGAAATAGTTATTCAAAACAAAATACTTCTAACAAAAATGCAAGGATTAGAAACAAAAATCCAAGGTTTGGAGAAAACGATTCAAGAATTAAAATATTCGGTGGATAAAAGCCAATCCAAAATAACAACGGGATTTGGTGAAACGCATCCGAACATTGGTCCAAGAGTGCAGAAAATTCATCCAGACACATTACAATTGGTAAATGTATATGAATCCGCAAGTGATTGCATGAAAGAAAATAGTAATATTAAACGCCCCAGTTTATCAAAGGCTATTTTAGAAAACACTATATATTGTGGATTCAGATGGGCGAATGTCGACAGAGAGATGAATCCAAATATAATTTCAATTGAGCCAACCAAAATAACTCGCCAACAAAATTTGGATTATGTCGCAAAACTAAATCAAGAAAAAACACATATTGTTGCGTTGTATTTGGACCGAAAAACGGCATCTATAAAAAATAAATATCCAACGGACGCGTCGTTGGACACGGTCGTTAAAAAAGGCACACTATCAAATGGATATTATTATGTTTTATATGAGAATTGTAGCGACGACATGCGACAAATATTTGAACAAAAAATAGGGTCAAAACCTGTTTTATATAAAGACGGAATTGGTAAATACGATATAAACAACCGTTTGGTTCAGGAATACACGTCAAAATACAATTGCACCAAAATGGATATTATTAGTGAAAAGACACTGAAAAAGGCACTCAATGAAAATAAACCATATTGTGGATATTATTATAAACGTATTGTGGATAAATTATATCTTGGAAATGCGTAATTATCACATCATGTAAAGATATTATTTCGGCACACATATGAAAAGAAATATATTGTGTAAGCATCTTCCTCCATATTGTAACAATAATCAGCTCACTTCCTTTGTTGTTCAACTTATAAAAAATTGAAAATCTTTTTTTATAAGTATTTGTATTATTATAACCCTTACCCAAAGAAAACTCTTACCCCCCAAAAGATGCCTCTCGTAAAAAAATATACTTCATCAAAGTTAGAGGAGTCGATTGATAAACTAGGATTACAGCAATTTGATGTAAAGGCTGACGGAGATTGTCTATTTCACTCCTTGGTATTTTTGTTTAAAGACCAAACCGTTACATCAAAAGATATACGAAAGAAAATGGTTGATTATATATGTGAAAATAGTGAAATCTATGAGTATATTACAGTAATGGGAGGATATGGCGATAGAATGCATATTTTAAGAGAGGAACTGGAATATATTTCAAATCCAAAAACATACGATGTTCCAATATTTGATTTGTTTCCTGTGATAATAGCAAGTGCATTTCAGATAGAATTGCAAATATATCCTTGGCAATCAAACGATGAAAACGATATAGGAATAACCGAATGTGATATGGAATCGTATATGCCGTTAAACCCATCTGTGTATGTGCCTATTATAAAATTATTATATGTTGATGGAATTCACTATAAACCTATGGCATACGTTGGTGAAACCGACATGAAACTTCTTCCACCAGAAAAGAAAAAAAGACGAAAAAATTATTAGTGCGACTGTCCAACTAACAACTAACTTTAAATCAATATAGCGATAAGCCTACATATCATCGTCATGTTACGATTAATGCAAATAAATCGGTATGACCCACATATTCATCTTTTTTACATAAATAATAATTATTGATTGTATTATTTGTTTTATGTAGTTCAATTACATGCAACAATTCGTTTTTCCAGTCATATATATCTCTCAAAACATCATCTTGAATCATTCGCACAACCGAATACTGATTTGCATTTGCTTGTGTTTGTTTGTAATTGTCATTTTCTAATGTTTTTTCGGGAGAAGACCAATTGGATATTTGTTGAAAGTGTTGTGGTCCGTCCAATTCAATAATAATTTTTAATTCGGGAATGCAAAAGTCGAAGGGAAGATGATTTCTTTTTTTACACCAATCTTGTTTAAATTGCCGTTGAATAGTCGGAAAGATGGTAACGAGGTATTCATATAATTTTTGCTCGGTTTTATTAACACAATAGGGACACCAAGAATTTTTGCCAGAAATACTATTCAATGATGAGCTAAATTCGTGTGCACATTTGTCACATTCAAACCAAAAATTTTTATTTGATTGTTTAAATACATCGCGAGGACGCACTATATTTTTATCGCTCCAAAACTTGGATTTTTCATGGGATGAAAATGAATTGTTAAAACATACATTACAATCGTTATTTTCGCATAATTTTCGATTTGCACAATAGGGACACCACTGATTATTTTTGCCCGAAATATCTGCTAATCGTGAATTAAAAGAGTGTGTGCATTTGTCACATTCAAATAAATATTTTTTATCAGTTGATTTAAATATGTGACGAGGATGAACTTTATTTTTATCACTCCAAAACTTGGATTTTTCATGGGATGAAAATGAATTGTTAAAACATACATTACAATCGTTATTTTCACATAATTTTTGATTTGCACAATAGGGACACCACTGATTATTTTTGCTCGAAATATTAGCTAATTGTGAGCTAAATGTATGTGTGCATTTGTCACATTCAAACCAATATTTTTTATTTGATTGTTTAAATACATCGCGAGGACGCACTATATTTTTATCGCTCCAAAACTTGGATTTTTCATGGGATGAAAATGATTTATCGAATGGAATAATATTCATATATTTAATACAAATAGCCATCAAATATAAGTCAATTTTCTTCCAACAAAAATATGTGGCGTTTAAAATATAAAAAGGTAAAACCGTCTATATATAAAAACAATGGAACATATTGACCGAGTTTTTTACATAAATTTAGATAAGCGTCCAGACCGAAATATATCCATCCAATACGAACTGTCTCGAATGGGAATTCCTTCACACAAAATTGAGAGATTTTCTGCTTTTGAATATGGACAAATAGGATGCGCCATGTCACATAAACGAGTGCTCCAAATCGCCCAAGAACGGGGATACAAAAACATTTTTATTTTTGAAGACGATTTTCAATTTACGGTATCTTCTGACCAATTTAAAAAAGAATTATCGACATTTTTCGAGAAATCCTATAGTCGAAATTTTCAGGTGCTTATGTGTAACTATTTATGTAAAAAATGCGTGCCATTGGACTCACAATTGAGTATTGCTCGTCAATGCAGTGATGCATCGGCATATCTGGCGAATTATACGGTATTTGCCCCGTTAATTCAAACATTGGAAGAAGGAAACCGGCTACTTTCGGAAACGGGCGAACACTGGAATTATATGAATGACCAAATATGGAAACGATTGCAAGATGATGGAACAAATAAGTGGTTCATGCTGAATAAACCGGTTGGAAAACAAAGCGACTCACAAAGCAATTTGGCAAATCAAACAACCTATATCTTTGTTTAGTTACATTATAAAATTATTACTTCACCTGAAATATTAATTGGTATTGTTACTGGATGTGTTGGTGGTGTTTTTGGATTAAATATCTATATAAATAATAGGATGGATATAATCGAAAATAAAATGGAAAAAAGATTTGAACAAATGGAAAGAAGATTTGAACAGAGTGAAAATAAAATGGAAAGAAGATTTGAACAGAGTGAAAATAAAATGGAACAAAGATTTGAACAAATGGAAAGAAGATTTGAACAAAAATTTGAACAGACGGAAAGAAAATTTGAACAAAAATTTGAACAAAATGAATTAAAAATGGATAAAATTATTGATATAATAAATAGAAAATCATGGTTTTAGAAATGTTAGCTATTATACTCCTCCAATTTTTATTAAATCTTGGCTTGTGCCATACATATAAAAATGCAACAATGCAAACATAAGCATTTTTTCACATCTAAATTCAGATTTAATTTTATAATAAAACACAATAGTTTCATTTTTTAATTCATCTCTCTCTTTTTGGATTTGGTCTCGGGGGTGGTTTTCTTTTTGGATTGTTTCTTTTTGGATTGTTAATGATTGAATAATATCGAGAGACGAGAATCCCTTTTCATACCATTCTGTAACAATATCGGTTATTTGGACGGGCGTTAAAACTTGATTCTCAAACCCCGACAATAGATTGCAATATGAACTACGCATGGACATGTAATATTGATGTAAATTTCCCATTTCCGGTAACGGCACACATATTTCACAAAATCGCGATAATATTGGATTCAATAGTTTATTTTTGTTCTCCACAATAATAAAAAATCGGGTATTATGACTAAACAGTTCAATGCATCTTCGCAATGCAGACTGTGCATCTACGGTAAGAAAATCGGCATTTAGCAAAATAATAGATTTGAACGCGACTTCCTCGCCCTTTTGAATATTGGTTTTTGCGAAAAATTTGAGTTCTTCTCGAATAAATTTGATGCCTTTTCCATGACAACAGTTTACAAATAAAACATTGTCTTTTATATGATTTTTATCGTGATAAATATCATTTATAAATCGATGCATTAATGTTTTTTTTCCACTTCCGGACGGACCATAAAAAATAATATGGGGAATTTTATTGTTATGTCGTAAAAAGGTCAGTTTTTTATATATGTTGTAATGAATGGTAGAATCAATTATATCGTTCATATTGTTATACGTGTATAAAATCTATTTTTTATCTTTTATCTTTATAGACAATGGATGTAAATATAAAAAATATTGTATTTACTGAAACCAATGCAAAAAAAGATAAACTGCAAAACAACCAACAACAAAACCAAAAAAAAGAGTTCAGTTCGCCCGTGTTAATAAATCGAGATGTGGTGCATACCGAAAAATGGGTGCATTCGACCGCAGATGAAGCGAAAGATGCATTGTTGTTACTACATAATAATCCAACTATACAAGGGTCAGCGCCTTTGGCAATCGTCGAATTACTTCGTAATCAGATTCAACAAAAATTATATGGATATAGAGCACAAGATATAGAAAAACATGTGTGGTCGGAAATTCAATTTATTTCTTTTGATAAAACAGTTGAAAAACTCATTGGTTCAAATCTGATTTGTTATTACTGTAAAGAGCCCGTATTATTATTATATGAAATTCGAAGAGACCCGAAACAATGGACACTGGAACGAATCGACAATAAATACGGACATTGGACGGACAATATTGAGATTGCGTGTTTGGCATGCAATATTCGTAGACGAGTCATGCAAACGGAGAGATATATGATGACAAAACAAATTATGCGATATCCAGTCATAAAAATGGACTAATATAAATAATATAGTATTGTATTTTATAATGAAAGAAGATATAAATAATATAGTATTGTATTTTATAATGAAAGAAGATATAACTAATAGATTATCTAATCGTTTTTTTCAAGAACACAAACCTGATATAGATGTCGAAGCATGGAACTGGATGGTAAAAGAGACCCAACGAGGCTTTAAAAATAAGTTTCATGAAGAGAGACGAATATTATTATTTAATAAATTAAAATATGAAATTATGTTTAATTTGTATGATGGAAACATAAAAATGAATAAACAGATAGATAATGATATGAAAATGTATATGAATATTCGCCAAATACCATATACACCAGTATAGGTCCAATATCTTCATATGTCGAGTATATTTTCGTCATTATGCGTCTCCCCAAAGGGACCTTTGGGGAGACACGGTCTACGACAAATAAACATAGGGATTCAAGAAAATTGAATGTAAAAATCCTCTATTTTATATTAAACACACATGTCTTCTTTCAAAATAAATCTGGACCAAATCAATCAAAAGTCGGATGATTACTTGATAAAAATGAAAGAAAGTTTAAAAAATAAATATATGGAAACGATAGCCTCTCCAAACGGTTTAACCTCTCCAAACGGTTTAACCTCGCCAAACGAATTCTTGGAATTTCTGTTTGAATATGAAAAACAAGTATTCGACCCGTCCGAGTTTGCTCCTTTAAAACGCGAACGAAGTAAAAACACGGTTCCATTAGTCAATCGGTGTTGCGGAAAACGTTCGGACGGTTCACAATGCACGCACCGAAAAGTAAAAGAAACGAATTTTTGCGGAACACATATGAAAAACTTATCCTATGGAAGCGTGGACCCGGTGTTATCCAATGAATCTTTATTGGGAGAAAAGGGTGAAACGGAATGTCATCGACTGCTAACATATGCGCGAGAAATTCGCGGTATTTGTTATTATATAGATGAATTTAATAATGTATATCGAACCGAAGATATTGTAAATAATATGGAAAATCCTCGTATTATTGCGAAATGTATTATTGATGCAGAGGGCGAATATCATATACCGGCTCTCGGAATATAACAAAAGACTTTTTATCCAGAAACAAATACTTCTTTATCCAGAAACCCAGAAACAAATACTTCTTTATCCAGAAACACCCGAAAATAGAAACCCGTTATTTATATCCGTAGATGGACTGCTTGTTATAATACAATTGGATGAATTTATCGTAGTAAAATTACCGACCATTCCCGAAACTATATTTGTATATGAATAATTGGGAGCTAAATTTGTAGTAATAGTTAATCCGACTTGAACTTTAATGTCATAGATAAATCCCGGTTGGGTAAATAAAAACAAATTTCCGACCAAGAGCGTTCCACTGAAAAATGTCGCCGAAAAATTCGCTGACTGATTTTGCACATTTAATACCAAAGGCAAAAAGTCGGATTGAACAATGGGCGCAATGGTTTGTGATGGATTTGCGTTCGGGTCATTACTACTGATAAGAGTGGAATCGTAGTACACATATACATATATATTTGAAATAGATACGACAATTTGATTTCCGTTTGGTGGTTGATTCGTAATATTATAGTTTTTAACAATCGCTCCTCCCTGTAATGAAATACCGACGGGAGAAGTGAATTGAAAATAATATGTATTATTTGTTATATTATTTTGAATATACAATGTAAAATATTCGGTTAATAGGTTTATAAGAATGTCATTTGTTGTATATGTCGACCATGGCAAAGTATCATTCGGATTAATAATTCCGTAATTGCGAACATTAAATGCATAATTATAGAGAGGTATCGTTGGGTCGTAATTCAATAAAATAACGGGTCCGGGCACATCACATGACGAAGTCGGTGTGGCGAGGAGTTCATCGGCAACACATTGCACAATACCATTTGAAATATCGACCAGAGTTTGTTGAGATATTCGGTTGTTTCCGGAGACGAGTTGTGCATATAATTCGGCTTTTGTGAAATTATTTGTTTTTGTATTGGTCGCATTGGCTTTATATTTAAGAATTTCGGTTTTACGACGCATATCCAATTGAAATTGTGTGTATTGTGGATATGGACTAACTGGGTTAAATCGGACAGGAGGAGGAATAAGCAGTTGTCGCCGAGCGCGCTGTAGACAAATATCGGTCATATTGTAATAAATAGACGATTGATTGGACATGTATTATATGTATGATATAATATATATATATGCAAAACAATAGACCATTTTTTATGGAACAGCATCCGCAAAACTCGTCGTCGTCGACAAAAAGAAGTGCATCGTCGTCGAGTTCATCGTCATCAGAAAAAAACTCATCCTCAACAACGGAAACAAGTGATTTGGTAATTACGCGAGAAAATGAAGAAATCCTTTATTCGCATTTTAAAGATACCTATTCCGACTTATCTATTTTAACGATGAACGGGTGTTCTATTTCATCTCTCCCCCTATTACCCGAAAAACTCATTCTAATAAATATTTACAACTGTTCAAATCTTACATATATACACGCCAACACTATTCCAAAAAGTGTTACTTTTTTAGAAATAGTTCGATGTCCTAAACTGAGTAAATTGGATATTAAAGATAGCAATATTGATACGTTACATTTAGAGGGGATAACAATTCCTACATTAGACCAATTTCCGGATTCACTTAAAATACTATCCATAACAAAATCGGATGATAATCGCGCAAATATTCGGCAACATAATAATATTATAACGCATATAAAAAACATTAAAAATCTTCCTGATGGATTAAACGAATTGGAGATTATTGGATTGAATGTGTGGATCGACCGATTTCCGGAAAACGTATCAAAATTAACATTGACTGGGAGTCAATATGAACAAAATGTTCAGCAGTTGTTTAAAATGCAAAGAACAAAGAAAGACAAAAAAACCTTTTTAAAAAAGGTAAATGATTATTTGGCAATTTCGGGAAATTTTGCGAACGCCTCTCCATTATCCTCCTCCTCGGAAGAAGAAGAACCAATTATGTTTTATGAAGATAGAGGACCGAATAAAAAACGTCCATTACAGGATACAGGTATAAAAATAAAGAAAACTCGCGCAAAAAAACATGCAGAAGCAGTAGCTGAAGCAGAAGAAATTCCTTTAGTAACACATGTAAGTCCTGTTTCAGAAGAAGGTTATGATTATTATTTGGATGAAAATGGCAATCGAGTAAATGTGCCATTAATGACAGAAGGAGTTGGAGAACGTATTAATACAAAACCATATTCGGCAGGACGTAAAAAACAAAATTATAAAACTAAAACAAATAAACGAATAAAAAAGAACAAGACAAAGACAAATAAAAGAAGAAACGCCTAATTTCACTTAGAAATCTTGAAAATATAATTTCCAAACATATATATATAATATGGTACGTTGTCCAAATGGAAGTCATAGAAATAAAAAAACAGGTGAGTGTGATAAAAAGGAACAACCCAAACCACAAGAAAAACAACCACAAGAAAAACAACCACAAGAAAAACCGCAAAAAAAACAACAACAACAAGAAAAACCGCAACCACAACAACAAGAAAAACCGCAACCACAACCACAAGAAAAACAAAAAATAAAACGATGTCCAAATGGAACTCGAAAAAATAAAAAAACTGGTAACTGTGACAAAACGGAACAAGTGAATCCGGTTTATCCAATCCATGTCACACCCGTGTTCGAATTCCCGTTCGAGGGTCAAACTTTTCATCCAGCTCAAAAAGCTACCTCTGTAGAAAAAGAACAACAACAACAACAACAACAACAAAAAGAAAACCACCGACAACAACCACAACAACCACAACAACCCCGCCAACAACAACAACAACAACAACAACAAAAAGATACATCTGAAGAAACTCGTTTGCGTTCAATATGTCCGGATAGTGATTATTGCATTGGATTTGGGAAAGAACTTGAACGCATCCGCGCATTTTATGACAATTTCGATTTTAAATATGTAGATGTAACAAAAATAAAACGTTTAGGCGCTCCCTCAAAAAATGGATTTGTAAATGAATTTGTGTATAATAAAAACGGATACGAAACACATACTGTTCTTAAATCAAGCACAAAAGTGACATCGGACAATTTATTTTATGAAGGATTGGTCGGTAAATACATTAATAAACAGGCTCTATTTTTTCCATGTTTTATTGATACATACAAAGTGTGTATGCATAACCGATACGACCAAATGGACTATTTAAAAACAGATGTGCCATTACGTTCTCGACTGGAACTATTCGATAAAAATATTGATTCCGAAACGTATGAATCTCTAATGAAAATAAATGAACCAAACATAAAAGTATCATGTACTAGTTCGAGGCGAATGTGTATATTAAATCAACACATTAAACGAGCAGTTTCATTTGATACGTTCTTAACGAATAGTTCCGATAGATATTATTGTTACGGCACATTAATTCAACATTTATTTCAAGTATACGCGCCTCTCTCAACATTAATGCATGAATATACCCATTACGACCTTCACGCCGAGAATGTTTTGTTGTATAATCCAACGGTTGCAGGAGATAAATATATGGTAATGAAATATCATAATACGGATGGAACTATCACCGAATTCAAGACATTTGAAATTGCGAAAATAATAGATTACGGTCGGTCCTTTTTCAATGATAAAACGGAAACTCCAAAAATCACATCAAGCAAAATATTAGATAAAGTAATAACGGAACGGGCGTGTCAGATGTACAGTTTAGGAACTGAATGTGGATATAGTATTTTACACGGTGAAGAATATCCGGGAAGTTTTCATTATATATCTTCAAATAAACGAAATGTGTCGCACGATTTACGATTGTTAAGTACTGTAGCTTTTGTTATTACTTTCCCGATATATACAGATATTGGTAAGATATGTAATAATACTGTATATGATGGTAATTATGGAACAAAGGAAATAATACATGAAAAACAGTTTGACACATTTGGAGATAAAATAAATAATGTAATGGATGCATATTTGGCAATAAAACGGTTGATAGATACATCTATGTATTTTCGGGAATGTGAAACACACATATATGGAGGAAAAATACAATTGGGAACGATGGAAATTTGGTTAGACCGTTCCCGTCCAATGACATATACAGCTCTATAAACAAAATAAAATTATAATCATGATTTTAATTTTATAACATGTAAGGATTTGAAGACGATAAAACGATACAATAAAATCAAACGAATGTCGTCCTCTATTGAAATAATTCTTCTCTTCGTCTCCCTTGGAAAACACGGTCTGCCAAGGTATTAATGATATTGTGGCGGAATAACTGTTCCCGTTGGAATGGTTCGATGTCTGACCCGATTGTAATATGCCGTATCCGTCAATACTGGCGCAAACGATATAACTGGATTTTGTCCAGGAACAGACGAATACGCGCCTCCTTTGGAACGAAATGTGGTATATTGAGAATCGGTCGGCAATCCAAGAAGAGCTACGGGTGCGTGGTTTTGTGTACGAATTAAAGGACCACTTTGCCAACTGGGCGTTAAATTATTGTTTGGATTTGCCCGAACTTTTGGTGTAGTAACATATCCAGAATTACGAACACGAATAAGAGCATCTCGCGTCGTATTAATATCATTATGTTGCGCAAATTTGGTGGGGACACCTTGTAAATTTAGAGAGCCTTTTCCAATTGCATTGTATCTACGACGTTCTATTACCGTAGATGAATCGCGGTTTCCGAACCATTTTTTATTGACGACAGAAGAAGAGGTTCGTGTATATTCTTCGCGACTTTGTGCAAAAGTTGAACCGTCATTGTACATATCACGTTGAGGCATAGCTTTTACGGAAGAAAGAATACCATTGTTGATATTTTGAATAATAAAAGGTTGATTATCTGGAACGGCAGACATATTTTATTGTATTATACGGGTATTTTAATCTTTGAATCCTCTTGGTATTTTTTCATTTGACGCTCACAATATTCTTGTGTGGAATCTCGAATTATTTTTTTTATTTCCGGAGATATTTCAAGAGGAGGAGGAGGAGACGTAATGAAAACTTGTTTTATGGGTTGTTTTATTAAAAACATAATTTATATAATAAATTATATTTATCGTAGATTCATAACGCTCTTAGAATCCTCTCTGAACCGCCATTCGTGCGACAAAACTTCCGTTGCTCTTATCGCCAACTGCTGAAATATCATTGAACTGTTTATTGATAGCCCTTTGTTTTCTAAACGTCGTATAGTCGGAAGAATCGGCTACATATCGTACATTACATGAACTTGGCGGAATTCCAGTGCCGTCGCACATGTTTGGAATCGACCCAACTTTGTCTGAACCTTCTGGACGCACTAAATTAATTGGGTTGGGTCCTCCACAACTATAATTTTGACGACCTAAAAAATCTCCGGAATTATTTACTGCGCGAAACGGAGTTGTTATTCGACTATATACTTTTCCATTACTTCCTGTAACAGAACCAGTTGCATATTGACCGTTCCATGAATACTTTAAAATTTTACGTATATCGACAATTTCTGTATCTCGATATGATTTCGTGGTTTGAATTGTACTAAATCCGTTATATGGTCCTCCAAATACATTGGTAGCGGTTTGTGTATGAACAGACATTCTTATATACTACCAGATAAATAAATTTTTTTGACAAATTAAAATCTTTATCAAATTAAAATCTTTATCAAATTAAAATCTTTATCAAATTAAAATCTTTATCAAATTAAAAGAATGGAAAAATCAGAACAATGCATAGACGAAACAAAAGAAGAAATTCCAGAAGAAGAAAAAGAAACCCAAGAAAAAGAAATCCCAGAAGAAAAAGAAACCCCAGAAAAAGAAACAAATGCCTTAATAGATTTATCCATGGAACTTATGATGAATCGCCGTCAATACAACAAATATTTGGCAAATTCAAATCCAAGTCGTTTTCAAGAAAGACGTAGATATTTAGATAAAATAACCGGCATACGTGATAAAATTATTAGCATAACTACCGTTATGTTAAATCCAGACACTGACGGAGGACGTAGTATATATAGTGCATCTTTATGTGATGAATTTGAATCATTTGCACGTAAATGTATGGAACATCTTCAAAATTCAAACGATGATTTTGTTGATATTCTTTTCGACCAAGTCAATAGATAAAATATGCGTATATAGTAATGCAACGATATACGCGTAAAAGCACACAGATAAAACAAAAACAGATAAAACAGATAAAACAAAAACAGATAAAGAGACACATCCAAAAAACATCTAAATGTAGTCCGGCGGTAGAAGGAAAAACAATACAATCATCATGCTATACAAAAGATGTTTTACAAAAAATATGTGGTGCGTATAATCAAAAACATCCGACCGAACCAATATTATGTCGAATTCCTCCAAATGATTTATGGAAACAGTTAAAGCAACGATTGCAAACATCTCCCGATTGTTGGATGAATGAACTTCCGGTATCTTTAAAACAATCTATAAAAAAGTATATTTTTAAACCAAAACAGCCTCCCGAATGGAAACGTAATCATAAGGCATGGTTATCGAACATTGACATATTAAATGTATTAAAACAATTTGAAGAAAAAACGCCCACATTTTGTTTTATCGGTCCAACCTCCATTGATTTTGACGCGAAACCGGCAAATTTTGGAGGGTCGTGTGTAGAACAAGAATTGTGTCAATTTTCATTGCAAAAAATGAAAGAGCGAGGGAACACTTCCGTTGGTATTATTTTTAATTTAGACCGACATGACCAAAAGGGGTCGCATTGGGTATCTATGTTTATTGATATATTTGAACCAACTATTTATTTTTTTGATAGTGCGGGTTCGTGCAAAGAAGATGGACATATGCCGGATGAAATTCGTATATTTAAAGAGCGAATTTTAAAAGAGGCGAATGATGCGAATATACAAGAACAAAAACAAAAACCACCACAACAAGAACAAAAAGAACAATTATTAGAAAAACATCCTAATAAAATGAAATACATGACAAATTCAATTCGGCATCAGAGAGGAGGTTCCGAATGTGGAATGTATAGTTTATATTTTATTATTTGTATGTTAAATTCAAAACATCGCCGTAACACATTTAACGAAATATTTAATACCAAACGAATTTCGGATGAAACGGTTGAATCATATAGAGATATTTATTTCGATTTACAATGAATACTTGGACAAATGTTTCGAGTAATACTTATATATTGCGTTGATTCAAAATCCCACACAACGTAGAACATTTTTGTAGATAAAAGAAAAAATGTCCTCAAATAGAATAAGACAAATGTTTAGTATAATGTGTGTGTAATATATATAGAAGATTATGCGTTTAATAAAAAGACAAAACACAAATACCAGAAGACATACAAGAAGACAAAAAACAACTACAAAAACAACTACAAGAAGACGTAGACAACCTATATTGAAAGGAGGCTCAATGCATTTGCTACCTTGGATCGATGAGAGAAAACTAAATTGGAAAGAATTATCAGCAAATCCAAATGCGATATCTATATTGGAATTAAATCAAGAAAAAATAGACTGGAGCAGATTATCATCAAATCCAAATGCAATACATTTATTGAAAGAGAATACAGATAAAATAGACTGGGACAGATTATCAGGAAATCCAAATGCAATTCCTTTATTGGAAGCGAATAAAGACAAAATAGACTGGGAACAATTATCAACAAATCCAAATGCCATGTCTTTATTGGAAAAGAATAAAGACAAAATAGACTGGGACATATTATCAGAAAATCCAAACGCCATTTCTTTATTGGAAAAGAATCCAACAAAAATAGACTGGCATGCGTTATCGTTAAATCCAAATGCCATTTCTTTATTGGAAGAGAATCAAGGAGAGATAATCTGGTTTTTGTTATCAGCAAATCCAAACGCCATTCCTTTATTGGAAAAGCATCCAGAAAAAATATATTGGACAAATTTATCAGAAAATCCAAATGCAATACATTTATTGGAAGAGAATCCAGAAAAAATAAACTGGGACAGTTTATTACGAAATTCGAACGCCATTTCTTTATTGGAAAAGCATCCAGAAAAAATAAATTGGGACATTTTATCAGCAAATCCAAACGCCATTTCTTTATTGGAAGAGAATCCAACAAAAATAAATTGGTTTTGGTTATCAACGAATCCAAGTATTTTTACGGAGAATAATAGTAAAAATAGCATAACCAGAAAAATACGTTCTTCTCCCCTTTTTAAACGAACCTCTCCCATTCCCATAAAACGAACCTCTCCCATTCCCATAAAACGAACCTCTCCCCTTTTTAAACGAACCTCTCCCATTCCCATAAAACGAACCTCTCCCATTCCCATAAAACGAACCTCTCCTCTTTTTAAACATACATCTTCTTCTCCTGTTAAATCTTCTCCCAATTTTAAACGAACCTCTCCCACCGAATCAAATATACGTTCAATATGCCCCGATAGTGATTATTGCATTGGATTTGGAAAAGAAACCGATACGATTCGCGCATTTTACGACAATTTCGATTTTAAATATGTGGATGTAACAAAAATAAAACGTTTAGGAGCTCCTTCAGTAAATGGATTTGTAAATGAATTGGTGTATAATAAAAACGGATATGAAACACACACCGTTCTTAAATCCAGTTCAGAAGCGGATTCAGACAATTTATTTTATGAAGGTTTGGTCGGTAAATACATTAATAAACAGGTCCTATTTTTCCCTTGTTTTATAGAGACATATAAAATATGTGGACACCATACACATTTACAAACCATCGATTTACAAAAAAATCGACCATTGCATAACAAATTAGAATTTTTCGAAAAAAATATTAATTCTGAAACATATCAAGATTTAATGCAGTCGCCAGTTCCAAGTATAGAAACATCGTGTTTAGCCCCAACGGCAATGTGTATATTAATTCAACATATTAAACGGGCTTCTACAATTAGAGCAAGAATAGAACACGCGGATAGATATTATTGTTACGGCACATTAATTCAACATTTATTTCAAGTATATGCGCCTCTCTCAACATTGATGAATGAATATACCCATTACGACCTCCATGCCGAGAATGTCATCTTGTATAATCCAACGGTTGCCGGAGATAAATATATAGTAATGAAATATTATAACGATGATGGAACAACTACCGATTTCAAGACATTTGAAATTGCGAAAATAATAGATTACGGTCGGTCCTTTTTTTATGATAAAAAAGGACCCCCTCCGACTTCATCAAGCCGTATATTGAATTCCGTCATGGATACACCTGCATGTCAAACTAAAGATAATGGAAGTGATTGTGGATACAATATATTACATGATGAAGACACGCCCGGAAGTTTTTATTATATTTCGTCGAACAAACGAAATGCGTCACATGATTTGCGATTATTAAGCACTATTCAACAAATAATACAATTTTCAAAACAGTCGGAGTTTGGACAAGTTTTAAATGAACTTGTCTATTCACATTCTTTTGGAACAAAAGAATTATTACGAAAACAGTTTTCAACCTTGGGAGATAATATATACAATGTATCTGATGCATATGAGGCGATGAAATATTTAATTAACACATCGATATTGTTTAAGGAATGTGAAAAACATTTATTTTCGGGAAAAACCCAGTTGGGAACGATGGAAATTTGGTTAGACCGGTCACAACCGATGATATATACTCCGGTATAAGTATTATATGTGCATACAAATAAATGTTTCCTTTTTGGAAGGTTTTATTTCTTTCTCTTTTTTATTTTTTTTCGTTTTTATTAAAAACGATTGAAATAATGGATGGTTTAATTGTGATTGTGGTAGATGATTATGCGCGGTTCGGGCAATCATTTTATATAATTTAAAGTGTGGATATCTATCTTTTCCGGATTTCATGTATAATAAATGCTTGCCACAATCATCCAAACACCACTGATGAATTAAGTTTTGTAGAGGTGTCTTTTTTTTTAAAGAAGATAAATCGTCAATATCCATGAAAAAATCATACATTGAACAACCCAATCTACATAAATCAAAACTATAATTTGGTTCAACTATTGGTTTTCTGTTGTCATAATAATTATTTTCGCCATAAGGCGCGATAAAATTATATTGCGAATGTCCGTCTCCCAATTCGGCAAAACTATCACTACACATAAATAGGGGATTTTTGGTGTCGGCGTTAGAAATTGTATATATACTTCTTCCAAAATCAATTATTTTATATATACGTCCATGGGTAGGAACTTTATATGTATTTCCATCATAATAATACACAAAATGTGTAGCATCGGTAGATTTATATACAATATTATTTGTATGAAGGTCGTTATGTGTAAATTTAAAATGTTTTTGATACATAATCAATGTCATAATAATTTGAAATAAACAACTGGCGCATTCTTGTTCATTTAATGTATCATATAACAAAAGACTATCCAGAGTATCTTCGCATTTTTCGAGACATATCATTTGTGTGGGAAAATCATAAATATGAATATAAATAGGAATATCGTCGTTTTCTTCTTCATCATCTTCATCATCTTCGTCCTCCCAATTGTCTTCTTCTTCTTCTTCTTGGTCGATATCTTGGTCGCTTTCGTCCTCTCTATTAGTATTTACATTTTCGTCCTCTCTATTAGTATTTTTGTCATCGTTGTCTTCTTCATCTTCATCTTCATCGTCTGTATAATTTATTGAACTATTTGAAGTTACGGACTCACAATAATTCGTTTCATTTTTATATTTATGATTACGTTGAATATGTATTATATCGTCAGTAGATATATGTGTTTCCGTTAATGATATTTCTTTTATTTCGGATTCGGATTCTTTTAATTCGGATTCGGACCCCCCTACATCTGGTTCTTCTTTATCCAATGAAATTATATCATTTAAATAATCGGCATTCGATTCTGAAATTCTTAATTTCGGATTTGTGGATAATAAACATTCCATATTTTCCGCCGAAAATGTTTTGCCGGCTCTCTCTGAAAAAATAGGAAAACTTTGCAAATGCTCCAAATCATCGGCAATATTTAAACGAAAATTCTTTTTTATTCCTAAAAATGAACCGTAATATTCGGTGGCATGAGCAAATCCGTGAGTATAACGTAGCTGACTGCTAATACACGAAAAAAGACTATCAACATAGGATGAATTATGTATATTGTATAATTTTTTAAATGGTATTTGGTCGTTAGATTCACATGGAAGTGCCCGTATCGCATCATATCCAAAATCATCGTATTTACCCAAAAGATAACTGGATGGATCTAACAAAGGAGAGTATTTTATGAAAATATCTCGTTCAGAAATGATACCATGTTTATCAATAATATGTGTTTCATTCACAATCTGATTTGTAGGAACAATCACAGGTAATACTTGATATACGGGTAAATAAGCTTGCAAATTCTTCATATCGGGAAATGAATCTGAATTTATCATATGAATTTTATCTAAAGTCATCTTATTTGTATTAGGTATCATTTAATACAACATTTATGCATTTTTCTTTATAATTACAAACGCAAATTGGCGCAAAATAGTTAAAAAGAATATTACATAAATGTTAATATGCAACAAGATGCAATCGAACAAGAACAAGATGCAATCGAACAAGAACAAAATGCAATCGAACAAGAACAAAATGCAATCGAACAAGATGCAATGCATAATCAAGACAATATAACGATTTTTAATAAAGAATCTATTCATAATTCATCCATTATTGAATTAACCGTTACACCGGAGTGGTTCAAAGATGCGATACATAATGATACATCATTTCGTAGTTATACAAATATACGTGTATTGCGCATTAATGGGTGTAATTGGATTGGACTACAGTTACATTATTTGCCGGTGTCACTGGAAGAATTCTACTGCCACAACAATGGAATATCATTACTTCCGGAACTTCCTCCCACATTAAAAATATTCAACTGTTCGTATAATAATATAAGGTTTTTTCCAAAATTACCAAATACATTGGTAGAATTAAATTGTTCGCATAACAAATTAACATCTATGGAAAATCTTCCAAATTCATTGCAAGAATTATATTGCAATGGAAATAGACTTATAACTCTTTCGCATTTTCCGAAAGTGTTAAGAAAATTAAATTGTGATAATTGCGAACTACATACATTACAAAATTTACCTCCACTATTAGTGGAACTGTCTTGTTCGGGCAATCAACTGACTCATATATCGGAACTTCCTTCCAAATTAACGCGTTTTATTTGTTGTAGCAATCAATTTACCGAACTTCCGGAAATACCAAAAAGTATGCAAATAATACGATGTGGGACAAATTATATTGTTACATTGCCTCCTTTACAACATGTAACATGTTTGCATTATTTGGAATGTTCGGGCAATAAACTGGTTACACTTCCCGACCTCCCTGAAAATATCAAATCGTTGTATTGCTCACACAATATGCTGACTATTCTGCCATATCTATTGGCTACCGAATTATATACATTGGATTGTGCCTACAATAAGCTTGTTGCAATACCAAATTTACCGCCGAAATTACAGACACTATTTTGCAACAACAATCAAATCATATCGTTTCCCTTTTTACCGAATTCATTGATTGTATTTGAGTGTTATCACAACCCGATTTATTATGCATATGTAATCCCTTTAACAATGATTCCAAGAAGTTTATATAATTATGCAAAACGAATGGGATTTATGTAATGTCAGGTCCCAGATTTACCACAAATACAATATCGTCAAAACGTCCTTTCAATGGTCGTAAATCATACATGCCTATATATTTTCGCAATTCATCGGGAACCATTTGTCGTAATTCTTCCATCCACTCCCATGACGGAATATCTTCAATAATAAAAATACCATTTTTCGATAAATAAGGCACGTATAATTCAATCGCGCGTTTCATGGTTTCAAGTGTATGAGGACCATCGTCAATAATAATATCAAACGATTTCACTTTTTCACAAATATATTTCGCAAATTCGGAGGAATATGCGTCCGACTGATATAACTGAATACGAGATTTATTTTGAATTTCGTCCCATACATGATTGAATTCAATATCTACTCCGTAAATAGTCGAATTCGGAAAATAATCATGCCACAATTTGATACTTCCTCCAAAATTTACACCAATTTCCATGATATGTTGCGCGGAATACTGTCGTTGATGAAACCAACGATTATACAGTTCCAAATACGAGTGTGAAGTTCCTTTATCTGTATATGGATTATTATATGCGTTAAGACAAAACATAATAGTTATATATTTTTTTAGCTCTATATATTATAATGTCAAAAACACAAACAAAGAAAACAAAGGCAAGAGGTAGAAAAACAAGGACAAGAGGTAGAAAAACAAGGACAAGAGGAGGAGTAAATTTATGTAACAATAGTAATCCGTTTTTAGAAAGACCAAAAATTCAAATGAAGGGTGGATATGTAGATGTGCCAAGTTGGACAAATGACGGGTCAGTTCCTACTACTGCCTACTATCCATACAATACAAATATAGGAAATACACATGACCCGTTAGACCCATCGACTGTTATTAGCACGCGTTTATTACCAAATATGACATCTGGTGGAAAACGTACCAAGAAAAATAAAACAAATAAAAAACGACAAAGACAACGACAAAGACAACAAAAGCAAAGACAAAGAGGTGGATTGGCATTTTCAGATTTTATTCCGAATCAATTGTCACTTCCGACATCATCTATGGGAGCACTTAATTCGGCATCTACGATAACCGGACAACTACATTCACCGCAACAAACCACCAATGTTCTTCCTTCTGATGCTATATACAATTCACATTCGATAAATCCTTTAGGGAGTATGTATACATCTCAACAAATTCCAATCGTTTAATAAAATAGTTCTATAGAAAATTATATAAAATTGAATGCTTTTTATATATCATAATACAATATAGATAAACTGATAAAAGGGGCTTGTTGTTCGGTTAGCGGGAAAAAATATGAATTAGAAGTTTATAATATTGTAAAAAAATGTAAATTAAATAACAACGATTTTAACACACAAAAAGAAGATGAACTTGGTGGGTGTAATTCAAAAAATGATATTGAATGTATTATGGATAATGTTATTATTCCAATTGAAATAAAAAAATCAAAAACTCCCGATTGGATGCAATGTTCAATAAAATATAATTTTGAAAGTGAAAAATGGATAGGAAGTTATAAAAATAAAATACCAGACAAATCTAAAAATATATTTGAAGAATTAATATCAAATTCTATCTTATTTAATGGAAAAATACCACCATTTACGCTAAAAGATATAACACATGAAGAATGGTCACAAGTTAAAAAAGATACAACTGATTATAACGATACATATTTAGAATGTCCAAATGATACAATTAAAAAATTATATAGCGAAAAAGGTTGTTTTTATATACAAATTTCTGACAAAGGACTATATCATTTAGGAAATGATATATGTAATTTTGATATTCCTGAATTTGTATGTGAGCAACAATTAAGAATAAGAACTAAAATACATACAACAAAAAATACAAAGGGGTTTTGTAAATTATCGGTAACAATTTCTTGTAAACCAAAAAATATAAAAAATTTAGTTAAAAGCAATTATAGTTTAGATAATAATTCAAAATTACCTATAAATTTATTATATAGTGATTAATTTTGATAATATAATAATTTCTGATGAAGACTTTGTTTTATTCATTCCGTAACTCCAATTTACGTCTATTATTATATAATCCTTGTATAAATTTTTTATATATTCGCAATTATTATATGTTATAATCCAATTTTTTTTTGTTTTTATTAAATTAAATAACATTAGATGATTAAAATTTTCGTGCATATCGCCATTATTACCATAAAGTTTTGATTGTTTTTCTAAATAATATGGTGGGTCTAAAAATATTATTGTTTTTTCATTTGTAAAATTATTAATAAAATATTCAAAATCATAATTATATACATCTATATTTGAAAAGTCTAACATTTTGATTTTGTTTATAGATGAAGGTGTATAACGCTTTAAACTTGCCTCTTCCGAAAACCCACCAGATAATGTTGCTCCACTAAAAGAACATCTATTTATAATAAAATATTGTAATGATTGTTGTAGCATATTATCATTTAATTCAATTATTGTATTTCTATAATTTGTAAATTGTTCTTTTGAAACAGATGTTATATTATTTAATTTATCACATAATATATCTTTATTTGTTTTTATTTGTTTCCAAAAATTATATAAAGGTATGAATTTATCATTTACTATTAATTTGTGATTATATTTATTTTGAAAATAGAATTCAAATGAACCTCCACCAAAGAATGGCGAACATAATGTATCAAATTGTGTTACGTCAAAATGCTCTGTAATTACATTGTCTATTATTTTACACGCGCGAGTTTTTCCACCAGGATATCGTAATGGTGAAATATTATTTAGTATTAGTATATTTTCTTTATGAATAATTTTACTTTCAGGATTATTTTTATTAATCAAAATAATTAATTCTGATTTATTTTTTGATTTACACTTTGTAATTCCAAGTTCTTCACACTTTACTAAAAGTTTTGTTTTTGATAATTTGGTTAAATCCATTTCTTTAATATTATTATATTATTTAAATCAATTTTTAATAACCAACACCAAGGTAAAATTGATATTTGTTTTTTATTTATTTAACAAACAAATAAAATGACGGATTCTACCGTAACCAAATTGGATTTATCTTATCAAAATCTGACCGTTTTACCAGATTTATCTTTGTACACAAATTTACAAACATTAGATTGTCAAAACAATAAATTGACTTCTCTAACCAATCTTCCTCCGAATCTACAAACATTAGATTGTCAAAACAATCAATTGACTTCTCTTGAAAATCTTCCTCCGAATCTACAAACATTAGATTGTCAAAACAATCAATTGACTTCTCTAACCAATCTTCCTCCGAATCTACAAACATTAGATTGTCAAAACAATCAATTGACTTCTCTAACCAATCTTCCTCCGAATCTACAAACATTAGATTGTCAAAACAATCAATTGACTTCTCTAACCAATCTTCCTCCCACTTTACAACAATTAGATTGTTCTAATAATCAATTGACCTCTCTAACCAATCTTCCTCCCGATTTACAAGAATTACATTGCTCATCTAATCCACTTACTTCTCTGGATAATCTTCCCTCCAATTTACAAGATTTAGGTTGCGCAGAGACTCAACTCACTTCTCTTGATCACCTTCCTTCCACTTTACGAGAATTATATTGTGGAAATAATCAATTGACTTCTCTGGACAATCTTCCTATAACTTTACGAACATTACATTGTGACAATAATCAACTGACTTCTCTGGACAATATTCCTTTCAATTTACAAGAATTATTGTGTTCATTTAATCAACTAACTTCGCTGGATAATCTTCCTCCCACTTTACAAAAATTATGGTGTTGGAATAATCAACTGACTTCTCTGGACATTCTTCCTCCCAATTTACAAAAATTATGGTGTTCATTTAATCAACTCACTTCTCTGGACAATCTTCCTATAACTTTACAAAAATTATATTGTGGAAATAATCAACTGACTTCTCTGGACAATCTTCCTTTCAATTTACAAGAACTACAATGTGAAAATAATCAGATTACTTCTCTTGATAATCTTCCTCAAATAAAAAAAATCAAGTGTAATAACAATCCAATTTATACAATACATGGATTTGAACTTTCTATAAAAACAATTGAACAATACAATGAAATTAAACGATTGGAAAAAGAATGTTGTCCACTACTAAAATAATAATATCCGTAAAAGACGAAATACGAAAATTTCACGTCGGTCTAACTAAACATGGACGTAATTGTTTGTAATCGCAGTCGTTTATTGTTAATTTTAACTAAAAAGGGGTCAAATAACATTTGTTTAATATGCGTCGATGTTTCTTTTTCTCTTATTTTATTATAAATCTCCAAATCCCCGTCACATGCTTTATATGCATCCGACATCTTTTTGCGAAATGTTTTCAATAATCCCGTTTTCGCATTGTATTCCCATAATTTTTCAAGAATAAGTCCAAACAATTGTAATAATGGATTCATCAGTTGATTTGTAATATAATAGGCATAATCAATACGTATCTTTTTTTCATTTAACGCTATGAATTCCGGTGTTTCAATCCGGTCTCCCACAAGTGCCTTCGGATTTGCCGTTTCAATAAACGCATAACTTATTCGGTCACCGGGTTTTGGACGATTTCCAGGGTCGCGTTCGCCCACCCGATCCGCCAATACTTTATGTCCAATGGTTTTTGGATTTGCGTAATCCGAACGGAGAGATTTTGTAATGGTTAATTTATCAATAGGAACTTCTCCATCGACCAATTGTTGCAATGCAAATTGAAGTTTTTTCACGGCTTCACGAATAATATATTCTTCCGTTTGACCGTTTCCGATAAATATATTAAGAATTCCACCGTATGTATCTTTAAAATAATCACACGAATCACGTTTCTTAACTTGCAATCCCATAATCTTCAAATAACAGTCGGACAATTCCGTTTTAAATTCATACAACATTCCAAAGTATCGTTTTTTTGATACCAACCCGAAAGGCGTCAGTGTTTTTTCATAACATAATTCCATTGGAGACATTAGAAACATAGTACACATTTTCGAAAATTCTTGCGCCAGTTCAATCGTTATTTTTAACGCTTTTTTCCCCACAATTTTCTGTTTCGTAACGGGGTCTTCCAAATTAAATGTATAAAATACCGAATCTGTATCTCCGTATACATATTCTGACCGTGTATGCACCATTCCGTATTCTTTTGTTTGACAATCCGTGTCGGCATATATGGTTTCCACCATTTTTTTCACATACATAATCATCATTCTTCCCGTTGCCGTGGTTGAGGCGGCAATACTTTTTTCGTAAAAAGTGGATGTTTTTGCCCCACATTGCCCATAAATAGAATTGGCGGTCACTTTTAACGCCAATTGCCGTTGATTTAAAATATTCGCCATGAATTCATCTTTTTCGGTTTTTAAACGTTGGCGCGTCTGTTTTCGCGCAGCCAATATTTCTTCCAAAATAGTCGGCAATACGCCCTTTTTTCCGTCGGGGAATTGCGCCCACCGACAAGTCATTTTTCCGGAAATAATCTTTTTTGCGTGTTTTGATGTCGGATTTTTTTTAATATAGGAATATGTATCAAAGGTAGTATTAATATACTCATACCCTGGAACATTGTCATATATATATTTGCCGGTTGAATCTTTAACACCACTTTCACGAAGTAGATTTCCTTCCAAATCAAATTCTTTTGTCCACGTTAAAGAATCGTGTGAATAATTATTACTTATCATAATAGACGGATACAACGACGAAAAGTCGGAACATGCGACGGGATTATCTAAATAAATACCGGTTTTGGGGTCCAATACAATTGCGCCTTCATATCCATCGGCATATGACAATTTCTCCAAATCGGGCATTAAAATTCCCTTATTACGACATTCTTTTGCAACAAAACTTGTAAGTTTGATACCTTGTCCTCGAAGCACCAAGAAATTCATAGGAACACTACAAATAGATGCCATTTCAATAAGACCCGAGAGCAAATCCGTTTTCAACATTAAATGTTGCACAATATTACAATCTTGAATACAATATTTGGCGACAATGGCGCGGTCCGAATCCGAACCATTTGTTAATATAAATATATTTTGCGGGGACACATCGTCTTTGGCAAGAGCCCATGAAACCACTTTTTGCGAATTCTCCGAACTATGCAATACACATAATTCGTCCGATGTTGGTTCAAAATGAAGTCGAAGTATTTTTTTACCAGTAGTGGTGTCTGGTAGTATATCATGCACCAAGAATTTTTGTCCATTTCGAAAATAATCTGTTGTGAATTCCGATATTTCAATGTGAATATAGTCGTTGATATGAAGTCCTTTAATATTATCTGTATATACATCGACGATTCCTATTTCGGGCAATTGTATGTCATGAATTGTATCGTGAATGCAATGTCCAGCCACATCGTCCAATTTATAGGATGATAAATTTTCATTTTTTCGAAAATGTCCTAACAAATCAATTTGAAGCCGTCCAATCATCACGGGATAAAACAATTCATATTCACCGGTTGCTAATTTAATACTTGTTTTATCCAATTCATATTTAGTGACATCATATTCTCCCGTTCCTTTTTTCGCAGAAATGTGGTTTTTAATACGGGATAATTCTAAAAAGGCGCATAGACAGTCATATCCATTTTCTTTTGCCCGTGAAAACATAAACGGATAATCAAACCCGAAAATATTGTATCCAATAATTATATCTGGATTTTCTCTCTGAATTAACTGTGACCACTGAACCAATAAATCCGCTTCCGTAGTGGCAATTTCAATTGTTGCCCCCGCAACAGAATTGCACGTTCCTAACGCCAAACAGTGATTTAAATAAGGTTCAGATTCACCGTATCGTAGAAAGGTTGACCCAATAAAGGTTACTTTATCACCTTCCAGATTCGGGAAATTTGTCATTAACAATTCATTTAATTTTTGCATTTTTTCATCTCTCGCAATCGTTTCAGGAATAAGAATATCGTATATCGTATTCCTTTTTGCATCAGTAGTCTTTTTTACATTTACATCAGTCTTTTTTGCATCAGTCTTTTTTGTATCGTTCCTTTTTGCAATGTTCCTTTTTTTTGCATCGTTATCTTTTACATTTGCGTCATCATCATCATCAATATCGTCGCCATCGTCTTCTTCTTTTATAGGTCCTTCTTCTGTCGTATTATCAATACGCATAGACATAAAGGATTCAATACGCATAGATTCTTGCATAGTGGAAGAAACGACGATTTTATCAATCTGTGTATTCAAGAATATATCTATTTGTTTCTCAACTTGTTCTTTTGTCCATTTTTCTTTCGGATATACCAAATCAATACGGTCCATCGTTTCATGACCAAATGCGGTTAATATCATTTTACGAATAATTGTGCAAAATGTGTCTCGACTAATGTCTATTTTTTTATAAATATCTATTGTTTCCAATATATTTGTAGCCAAGCGTTTGTATGTTTTAATAGGAATTGGAAAATCTCCGTGACTACTACTGGCTTCAATATCAAAACTACATATTTTATAGGGAACTGCTGTTTCTTTTGTTGGAAGAGGCGTTACATACTGTTTTGACCCAATATATTCGTATTTACATGTGGTTTTTTTAGTAATGCAATTTTGCATAGATGTTGTTTTTACGGAAATCCAACCGGACGGACTAATATTTTGAATATGGAAATATCGAAGTAATGGCAGAATGCTGGATTCGTAGAGAGATAGATTTACATTTTTAAAATAAAACGGTTTTTTTACACGCTGATTGTCTATATATTCATACCACAATCCCTGTGTTTGTTTAAAAACACTTTGATTTCGAAATGTAATTTGTGCGAACTGGTCTTTTTTGCCGGCAGAGAATCCATATAATTTTTGATATTCAACCAAATGAACGGAAAGAATATCGGCTTTTGCCCATATTTTTTTGAAAATATAATCGCGTAATTCATCCACATCAGACTGAGTCCAACGTTTTTCTTTCACCTTTTCTTTCATTAAAGGAAGATGAATAAAGAAAAAGGGACAATAATCGGTAATAGTAATGCTGGCAGTTTCACCAAGTTCATTAATACCAAATAATTGAATATGTGAGGTTTTTTGTGGTTTTTTGTTGTTGGTTTCGTCCTCTACATCATCCTCCACGTCGTCCTCGTATTTATCGGACATATGAAAATCAAATATACGAAATTGTTTTATAACCGATGCCTTCTTTTTCATAGGAGATATTTTCATTGTTGCCGATGCCATTTTTATATATTATTTTATTGTATTTATCTTTCAATTTTCTTCAACATTCTGGTTTCGTTTTTGCAAAGTTTTGTTTTGCAAAGTTTTGTATTTTGGAGGTTAAATCAGCAATTTGTTTATCTTTTTCAACTAATAATTGTTGTTGTTGTTGAATTAGCTGAAGAATTTGTTGCATTGTCATTTCTATTGGAGATTGATTCGGTTGTTGAATCATAATTCCGGTTTTTTGTTGTTGTTGTTGTTGTTGTTGTTGTTGTTGTTGTTGTTGTTGTTGTTGTTGTTGTTGTTGTTGTTGTTGTTGTTGTTGTTGTTGTTGTTGTCGGTCTTTTTCAATTTCAGCAATTTGTTTTACAACATCTGTTTTAAGTGAAGGAAGTCCCGCATTATATGTTTTTAATATGGTTTTCATATCAGACATAAAAAAACGATAAATTAAATTACATCGAGCCTTGTTTATTTTTGAGGAAGATTGAAAAAACTGAGCAACAGTCTTTTCCGATTCATGAATCGTTGGATTCAATTCGGCATTTATTAAAAGCTTACGTTTATCAAATGAATTATGTTCATGTGAAAAAACCAAAATTGTTTTCATTGGGTCCAATTGCACAAATGGAATTGTATATCCTTTTAAAAAATGACGTTCTTCTGCAATACAAGCGGTTTCATCATAACTGGTAATGTTCAACAATTCTTTACGAAATCCAAATGTTCCCGCAGTTGAGTGATTTGGACCATATGGACCAAACTGATACATTTTTCCTTGATGTATTTTTTTATCCTGCATTTTTTTATCAGTTGAATAAAAATAAATATATAATTCACTGGACCCACATGCCATTGCCAATGGATTTTGTTGCAATGTTTCAACTACATGACTGATTCGTTCCGGCGGATAATAATCATCATCGTCCATATATACAATAATATCTCCTTTACATAAAGAATGAGTTAAATTACGTTTTTTTCCAAGAGGTAATTTATCGGGTAATGCCACATATCTTATAGGAAGGTCTGAACCAAATTCAGTTAATATATCGCCAATTTTATCCGTGCCGTCATCTACTATAATCCACTCAATTCTGTCATGAGGATATATTTGCTGTCGGAAACATTCCATAATGGTTTTAATAAATGGACGACGATTAAAGGTAGGAGTGCATACACTAACAAAAGGAATATTTTGAGACATTTATATAATAAATATATACAGTTTATATTTATTAGAAACACATGCAATCATTAACTCTTTTTTGTTATTACACCTTTTCTCATTTAAAACGCCGATTTTCACGGAAAAAAATAAGAAAAGTTGTAAAATCAATGTTGCCATTGATAAAATAGTTTGTCTGGATTTGTCGATATTTCAATATAACTATTTCCACCCACCAACACAACTATGTTTTGCGTATTTCCCGAATTTTTGTCTCTCTCCTTCCAATATATAAATATCCTCTTTATCTGGGTAGTTCATATATATGGTTGTTACGTAATCGGGTCCGGTAGTCTGATACACAAAATCATGCGATTTTGCATAAAATTTTGCCTGTCTCTGAATATTGGAGAGATTTTCCACAATTCCGTCAATGAGTCGTTTTATAAACGGATGTTTGGGCGCGCAACCAAACGCATATTGTCCCAGAATTTGTTTTATTCCATTTCTGGCAAATTCACGAAATCGGTATTGGTCACGATTGGCAGATGTAATCGGTTCATCGACGGGAACAACTACATCATGATAGAGTAAATCGTCGGACAATGGTTGTAACGAATGAATGTCCATATCAAAGTAAAATCCGCCAAAATGATAGAGAGCTACATATCGAAAGAAATCCATTTTTTGTATATTTAATGGTAGTTCTTGATATGTTTTATAATAATAAGGATAGTGCATTTTCAAAAAATCATCAATATCTTTGTCTTTAAAAAAAATATAATTGTAATCGGAATTCATTTGTTTTAACGCGTCGGTATTTTTGGCAAACTGGGTATAAGACTTGGCGGACCATGTTTTCCATACTTGAATAATATTTTTCGGAATTTTGGGAGATTCCAGAACAAGACTTTGAGAGAACGATTCTTTCTTTGTGTCTTTTTTTGTTTCATCTTTTACTGTTCCGTAATAACACGTTCCTATAAGAACTATTACGGCAAAAAAGAAAAAAATAGGAATATACCATTTCATTATACCTCTCTATTATAATAGGAGTTTATTTATTCTAAATTTAGTGTGTCTTTATTTCTCAGGAATTTTTCCGTGAATCGATACAAATATTTCGGATGCAAGCACACACGCCTCTTTTAATTTGTTTCGGATATCATTTATTTCCATTTTTTGAATAAATGCCAGTCGTAACACGGAATTTTCGTCATGCGGATGAAATTTCTTGAATCCTGAAAATGTAAGTATTTTCTGATTTTCGAAAAATTCATTGTAACAAATATATTCCAATACTTTTCCGAATGTATAATCCTTTTTCTCTAAAATAATATTAAAACTATTTTCCATAGTTGAGAATTCTTTTGCCGATTCACTCGGTCCAATTACTACATCGTCATTTTCAATAGATTCTACAAAATCAACGAATTGATTCTGCAAAATAAGACACGCTTTTCGCATAATTTCATAATTTGTATATACTCCAATGGTTTCAATTATAAAATCAAAACTATCTTCAACATAGAACCGTTGTGCATCTAAAATATGAAAATTCTTTTTTGCCATTTGAATTTCTTCTTCCGCCAATTCTTGGTCTCTCATTTCTTTTTCTTTTACATTCCATATATCTTTTGCCCGCACATGGTCAATGGTATTTCCGTATGCACATGAAGATACTACACTGTATCCACCATTTTGTTTCGCCGTTTTTACGGTAAATTCTGCCGTAAAACTAAGATGTTCCGGTTTTACGGAATCTCCGACCATGGCACGTAATCTCGAAAAATCAATATACATTTGTGTTTCGGGATTTGCCGGAAATATTTGATTTCGGTCTTGTTCATTCATATAAGAACCAGTCGCCTTGTTTTTTATACGAAAATCTTTTGTGGTTACAAACATTATATTGTCGGTTTCATTTGTAACATCTACCTCTACCATATATTTTTCGATAAATGTTTCGATTTCATCTTTATTTTTTACAAATACGGGGATACACGCAAGACGTTGTTTTAAAATTTCGTTATGGAGTCGTCCAGTATTTTCAATAAAATTGGATTGTTCGTCGTCGATACCAATCGCTGGAATATCGGCTAATATGGTTCGGCGAATGGCATTGGCAATACTAACATTGATTCCAGAGAGGGTAAATCGATATTTGCCATTTTCTTCGGATGCATTTTTCAAGATGGGATTCATGTTGTTATTGGATGATATATTTTATTATTTATTTACATTCAATTTTTTACGGAGCTCTTTGCCGAGAATCAACGAATAAGAATCAACGAATAAGAATCAACGAATAAGAATCAACGAATAAAAATTCTAACGAGAGTTGTTAGGGAGATAATAAATAAATCGATGCAAGTCCAAGTATAATTCCAATCGTAGTTTTGATATTTAATGTTTCGTGAAACCATATGTATCCAAATAAAATAACTAATAATACAGAAAGAACTTTCAAAAATGGATATACAATCATAATATTTTTATTCGAAAGAACAATTGTATATGCATATATAAGCAATACATAGGATAAGCCGGATAATAAAATCCATATAAAATGTCCTGTTTCTGTATATCGTTTTATGAATGGAATTGGCATAGCCGCGGCTATGCCCGCTATAAAGAACCATATCCAAAGAATTATATCAAATGCCATATACCAATACATGGCATTTTTTGGTTTTAATTCGTTTTTACTAAAGCCCGTTGAAAAAATGCTTGTAATTGAACGGTATCTGCCCCAATAACGGAATCATCTGCTATATATGTCACATTTCCTTTGTAATATGCTAAAACCGTCGGCACGCCATTAATCATACGTTTTGTTTTTAAGAAACTATAAAGCTCTATATTTTCATCAACGTCAATATCGGCTAATGTTATATTTGGACTCGTTTTTTGTAAATGTTCGAACCACTGATGCACGAATGAATGAATTCGCTTACACGGGGCGCACCAATCTGCCCCAAATTTAAGGATGATAATACCGTTATTTTTATGCAGTAATTCTTGAAACGTTGTTTTATTTAATGATGTAATTAATGGCATTTATGTTTTATAAATATATATTAATTTTTTAAGTAACGCGAACTGGGCAAAAAAAATTGAAAATATTTTTTCGATAAAATAATCATAACTAAAACAAATAACCATGACCAATACGATGATACAAATTCCATCCATTGTTACAGAAGAAGATGAGAGTAGCTTTTACCAAAAACCATATTCATATATAATCGACCTTAACATCACAAACAAACAAATTCATCATGATTTATGTCTAGAATATATGGATATTATGAACTCATCTATCGGACAAAAAATAAAAAAACGAATATATTTTACGTATTGTATATACTATTATTATTTGGTGGTAAAAGAAAGCGATGTGTTTTATTCTCCTCCTATCCATCAAAATCTTAAAAATAGTATGATTCGTATTAAAGAAGATGTTATGTTTTGTTTTAATACATTTAAATGTAAAATTATTGAAACAAAACAGTTCGCAATAAATGAAAATTTTATGGGTAAAAATGAATTTATTGACATTTTAAATTTCTATATTGACAAATTAGAATTTGAACTGACCTCAATAAAATTAGAACTATTTGAACTAAACTCCGCGCAAAAAAAACAAAAAGAACTAACATTTGACGAATTAACATATTATTGTAAAAAAAACAATATAGATTTGGATGAAGATTCTCCCAAACAAAAAGAACCTGACACCGAACAAAAAGAACCTGACACCGAACAAAAAGAACCCGATATTGAACAAAAAGAATCCGATATTGAACAAAAAGAATCCGATATTGAACAAAAAGAATCCGATATTGAACAAAAAAATATGACGTATATTCGATTACATGCTACAGAAGAAAATGAGAGTAGCTTTTACAAAAAACCGAATTTTTATTTAAGTGATTTTCCAATAATAAATAGAAAATTGAATATTTATAAATATAATACATATTCGAACTATACAAAAGACGCGAATTTGAAAAATTCGTTACGACGAATATACTTTACATATTGTGCATATTACTTTTATTTGATAACTCAAGGAACAACTCACGAAATTGGTATACATCATATGCATCACGCATGTAAACAAAAAGTTATTGACGCTAAACTGGTAGTGGGGGCACAAAATTTTATATATAAAAAGGAATTTATCAATATTATGGACAAATATATTGACCTTATTGAACCGGCTATTGACCTTATTGAACCGGCTATTGACCTTATTGAACCGGCTATTGACCTTATTGAACCGGCTATTGACCTTATTGAACCGGCTATTGACCTTATTGAACCGGCTCCAGCACAAAAACCGTCCATGCCGAAAGAACCGGTTGTGTTACAACCAAAACCTACATTAAAACTCGTGCAAAAAGAACCATCCCGTAAAAAACCGACAATCACTCATAGTATGATAACCAGAAGTAAAAGTAAATTATTAAAGTAAGCAAGGTAAAAAAGTAAAAGCGAAAAAGGTAAAAAAGTAAAAGGCGATTCTTTTTTATTTATTCGACCCTTTTTTATTTGTTCGATTTTTTTTATTTGTTCGACCCTTTTTATTTGTTCGACCCTTTTTATTTGTTTGATTTTTTTTATTTGTTTGATTCGATTTTGTTCGGTTTGTATGTTTGTTGGGTGATTTTTTTTGTTTTTTAAAAGGAATTGAAGAAAAAGAAGAAGATGCGGAATCCTCGCCTGGACCATAAAATCGGTATTCATAATCCTTAAAATGCAACGGTAATTTTGGTTTTCGTTTTAGTTCTCGTATTTGCATTGGATTATATTCTAATTCATGTTCATTAAATACACCATATTTATCATAATATATTTCTACTTTTTTCTCAACATCCAAATAAATTACAATGTCATCTTCTTCCAAATCGGAAAATAGATTGGGGTTCAGTTCGGTTTGCATTTTAAGTAATCCTTTTCTAACATCATTCGGCGATTCACTGATTGGACTAAAATCCTGCCTTTTATAGAATGGTATGGCGGACGGAACCGAGTGCAGTTCAATTAAAAAAATGCCACTCCACATACACACACGTTTTAATTCATCTATTATTTTATACCCATCTTTATAATTTTTCGCCTGATTCACACAAAAACTACTAATATATACGACCGGCATATTTTTATATCGGGCTTCATATACAGTCAATACCATAATTGAATGAATGTCGCCATTTGCAAAACGAAACATAATACTAATATTTTCCGATTTTTGCATATCGTCGGTAAGATACGTATAATTCATTCCATGGGCGGTTGTTTTTGAGCAAAAATCGACCCCCGTTTTTGTATAACTGTCGATTTTATGGATGGTTTGTTGTAAATCCGACGTATCATTTAATGTAGTATATCCAAAATCATGCGTAAAAACATCCGTCAGTGTTTGTAACGACGGATTTATATCATTCTCGTTCGAATAAAAAATATATTTTTGTAGTATCGACATATATATTATATTACTATATTCCCACCTCCTCCCAAATTACGGTAGGTCCGCCATCCGACCATTCAGAATAAGGAATGGCGGATGTAGTTGATTTGTCTAATTCTAATATTTTTTCTAATGCTTTTAATCGTCTTTCGGTAGGATCTGTAATAGATGCAGAAATTCTACGGGTCATATGTTTCCACCTCCATTCAAATTTAAGAGCACAATTCCATGTTGGAAATCCGGATACATAGACAATACGTCGCCAATGAAATCCCTGTTTAACTTTGGAGGTTGTATATACAGCACCCCCCGTTATTTCTCCATTGTGTTTTCGTAGTCGTTGTTCAACATCTATGGTTGCGCCTACATATGTATATTTTTTGAGAGGATGGTTTGGGTCTATAGTTTCTAATAAATACACAAATGATGGTGAAGATGATTCGGATTCCATATATGTATATAAAAGATATTATGCTACCATGGATGCTTTAATTGAAGGATGGTATTGGTAGTCACATAAATTCACATTATTCCATGTAATATTATTCGGATTAAAAATATTGGTATCTTTTTCTTTAATTTTGGCATCATCATTAGTAGCATCGTCATTAGTAGCATTGTCATTAGTAGCATTGTCATTAGTAGCATTGTCATTAGTAGCATCGTCATCTTTCAATTCATCTCGAATAATTTCTTGTGCCCGATTCTCTTGTGCCCGATTCTCTTGTGTCCGATTCTCTTGTGTCCGATTCTCTTGTGTCCGATTCTCTTGTGTCCGATTCTCTTGTGTCCGATTCTCTTGTGCCCGATTCTCTTGTGTCCGATTCTCTTGTGCCCGATTCTCTTGTGCCCGATTCTCTTGTAAATCTGTCTGTTTTTTTTGTTTATTCACAAAACAAATGGATGGAAATGGAAATGGTTGTCTGGTAAGTTGTTCTTTTACGGCAGATATATGAGACTCATAAATATGACAATCTCCCAAACATATTACGAGTTTTCCCGGAATTAATGGTGGATTTGTCAATGATACCGATAATCTACTATTTACCTGTGCGCAAACGGCATATGTTAATAAGGAATACGATGCAATATTATAAGGTAATCCCAAAAAACAATCTGCCGAACGTTGCGTCATAATACATGTTAATTCATCGTCTTGTTCGACCACAAATTGAATTAAAAGTCCATGACATGGATATAAAACGCCTTGTTCTGCTTGTTCTGGATTAAATGTAGTCATAACAATACGTCTTGAAAATCGGTCATTCACTAAAAGATGAATTACTTTTTCAAATTGATTTAGCCCTTGCCCACTATATCCTATTTCTGGACGACAGCCTCTATACGGCGCATTAAAATGATAAATTTGAAAGAAATACATCGGTCCCATATCTCCTTCTTCGTAGGTGGCAACGGTAGAATTCACTGAATTTAAAAACTCTCGGCTGGTGTTTCCTTTCCAAATATTCACGCCAACTTTTTCTAATTCTTTTGTGTCGGTTTTTCCGTCCATAAAGAATTTCCATTCTTCAAATATCCCACGAAAGAACATTTTTTTGGTAGTAATAAGTGGAAATATATGTCCTCTTTTTAAATCAAATGTCAATTGTTTTCCTGCCAATTGAAGTGTATATCCATTACGAGTTTTTCGGCGATGTCCGTGTTCGATAATATCGCTTAATAATTGTAAATATTGGTGTTCGTCAGACATGTTTGGATACCAATATTTTATTAGTTTTTTAAAATCAATTTTTTTATTTATGGTCGCTTGATATTGTTAAGCTTGCGTTGGTAGACAATTCTCGCATTATAAATATTTTCGTCATTATGCGTCTCTCAAAGAAGGGGCAAAGCCCCTCTTTGAGAGACACGGACTACGACAATAATACATAAAACCATAAAAAAGATTCCACATAAACCCTTTATAATGGTGTGTTTCCGCTTGTTTAGTGTTGGTTTGTTTTTTATTTGTTTGTTGGTCTACACAATTATTTATTACATTTTATTCAGGAAGTATTTGACAGTTACGTATCCAGACTTGTACATAAATCCATTCTTTTTCATTTGAATCTTGATTATAAAATACAACCCTTGACCCAATACTTACAATTTGTTTAACATCCAATACATCAAACGCTTTACGTGTTCGAATAACTATATTTTTAATTTCGATGCAAAGATTTGTATCCATAATGTTATTTGCGTGTAATACCATTGTTATATCATCTTTTGGAAAAAAATTAAGTTGTTTAACAAACAAATTATTTGAAACGTCGTAATCATCCATTTACAATAGATTATTACATATTATTTATATTCTTTGTATTACATTCTTTGTATTACATTGAACAAGGTAAAAAGAAAACAACAACAACACAACAACAACAACACAACAACAACAACAAAACAAAACAAGTAAAATTGAATATACATATATGTATATATTCAATTATGATGAATGAATATGAAGAAGAACTTTGGGAAACTATTTTTGAGTTTGCGGATGAGTGGAAAGCTGTAAACTGTGACAATGTGGATATGGATATCGACCAAATGAATAACGAAATAACATATGTATTGTATTTATCATTTCCTCCGTTATTTATTGATTATGAGGATTTGTATGAAATTGTAGAGAATGTTACGTTAATATATGTAGATTTACCAGAATTAGATGTGTCACTCCCTTTTTCTCGTTCTATTGAAGAACATTTGTCCTATTTACGCTCTCTTCCTCAACCAGAACAACGAACGCCTGAATGGTATGAATTTCGTCATAAACATATTACGGCAAGTTCTGCTTGGCGTATTTTAAAAAGTCCTGCGACATTAAACAGTTATATTTATGAAAAATGTATAGACGAAAAACCGCATTTTATAAAACGATATGGAGGAAAAGAAGATGCGCGAGATTGGGGAGTAAAATATGAGCCCATTAGTGTGCACGTATATGAATATTTATTTAAAACAAAAATCGGAGAATTCGGATGTATTGAACATCGAGAACATGTATTTTTGGCAGCGTCGCCGGATGGAATTAATATAGACCCTCTATCGGAAAAATATGGCATTATGTTGGAAATTAAAAATATCGTAAATAGAGAGATAACGGGTATTCCAAAATATGAATATTGGGTGCAAACACAATTACAAATGGAAGTTTGTGAATTACCTACATGCGATTTTTTGGAAACGCGGTTTAAAGAATTTGAAAATGATATTGATTTTGAAATATATTCAGAACATGCAAAAATAACCGAAAAAGTAATAGGCGAAAAAGAAGACAATACAAAAGAAAAAGAACCCATAACCAAACAAGTAATAAAAGGAATTATTGTAGTGTGTGAAACGGTATTTCCCGAATATATAAAACATTATGAATATATGCCATTGCATTGCCTCCCAAATTGGAGAGAATGGGTATCCACTATCATGGCAAAATGCGAATATACATATTACAGAACTATATATTGGTATTTAGATGAAATTTCATGTGTGAAAATTATCCGTGACCGAGAATGGTTTCAAGCATCATTGCCTATATTTCAAACTGCATGGGAAACAATTACACAAGAACGAATTACGGGAGTTGAACATCGAAAGCCGAAACCAAAAGTAGATAAGCCACATAAATCATTTCGCACAGATGGATGGAATGATATAACACCCACTATAAAACCAACGATAATTGTAATTAAGCGATAAAATTGTATCTATAATATAATATGTCAACGAAAACACCCTTTTTTATTCATATACCAAAAAACATGGGTAATTTTGTGTATAAACATTACGGAAAAAATCCGGCATATTTTGGTTTGTATAATTCCATTTATGAATATTACGACGCATATAAAATACCAAATCGTAGAACATTAAACTCGTTTTACCCTGGAACAAAAAATCCTCCCTACAATTCGACTATCAGTATTGACCATTTGACTTTAAAGGAAATGGTTCATTTACGAATACTTTCCATAACAAAACCAATGTTGTTCTATATGATTTTCCGAGAGCCGATACAGAGATTTATAAGTCTATGCAATTACTGGAATCTTTCCCCCAAAGAAATAATATACAATATCCAACGAATTGCACATCATCGACAAAATAAATTTGTTTTATATCAACATTTACGCCCCCAAATGGATTATGTGAAAGATACCCAACAAATTGTCTCCGAAAATCCATTTTGTTCCTATCAAATATTAAAGATGAATAAAATGGATGATATGCGAAACTTTTTTGAACGAGAATATCCTTCCGTTGTCTCGCCAAATTTTAATGAAAAAATAGATAAAAGCAAGGAAACATATACGGTGGCAGATTTAACAGAAAAGGATTATGCGTTTTTACGAGTATATTATCATGACGATTTTGTATTTTATCTTGGAATCTAATTCTTTTATTAAGATTTTATTATGCTCGCTCGTCCAACCAAATCTTTTATAATTCCAAATAATGGATTTATTTGTGAAATTATGCCCGGAATAACAAAATCATATAGCTCATTCGGAATTTTATCTATATATTCCATAAGTTCTTTTGTTTGTAATGATTCAATTGCTCCCGTAATTCGAATAATTAATTGTTGAAAATGTGTTTCTAAATGAATATATGTTTCTAAATGAATAAATGTATGAATAGATGCATTCATAAATGTATTCATAAATGCAATAAGTTCTTGGTGTTCCGTATCATCATGTAAATGAATAAACTGAAGTAATTCATTTTTAAATATTTTTTTAAGAGTGAGTTGATTGTATATTTTTAACATTTCTTTGGTTGTTCATTATTTCTTAAAAAAAGATTATCAATTTTATCAAGGACTGCTCCCTTCAAAAATATAATGGACACTAAGGACACTAAAGATCCGTATCATCCTCCTCTTCTTCATCTTCTGTATCATCTCCGTCTCCTCCTCCTCTAATACGATGATTTTTATTACCTCGGTCAAGTTCAGCAAGAACAGTAATATATTTATCGTTTAATTCAAAACGAACACCAATTACTCGAACAATAATAGTTTCTCCTATTTTTACGGAATTAAAGGCGGGGCTATCAAAATAAATATCACGCGGAATATTTGCGATAATGGCGGGTATTTTTTTATTATCGACTGTTTCTACCGTATATTCCGCATGAATGCCTGCTTTACTAATTTCGGTTACATTACATTCAATACGCATACCTTCAACTGGAAAACATACATTATATTGAAATGTAACCTGAAATTCTACATCTTGACCATTTATTTTTCCGGATGACCAAGAAGTAATATGAACGGAATTTGGCAGAATAAAACCTTCTGATACACACCGACTTTCTACGTTATAGATGATTTTTTGTTCTAACAGGTCGCGAATATTTTCACCTATTTCTAAAATAGAGAGACACACCTTAATTGTTTTAAGAGATGTCATATATGGTTTTTTAATGATTTCTTGATTTTGATTTTGCATTATAATTTTATTATTATATATACATATATCATTTTCAATTTTCTTAGGAACGACCAGAAGTTTCAGGTAGCAAACAAAGAAAATTGATGCATATATTATGTATTTTTTAATCAAAAAACAATAAAATGACCAACTATACAGTAACCGAATTGGATTTATCATTTCGAAATCTAACCATTTTACCGGATTTATCTTTGTACACAAATTTACAAAAATTATATTGTAATTATAACCAACTCACATCTCTCGATAATCTTCCTCCCACTTTACAAGAATTATATTGTTGTAATAATCAACTCACATCTCTCGACAATCTTCCTCCCACTTTACAAGAATTATATTGTGAAAAGAATCAATTGACTTCTCTAAGCAATCTTCCACCCACTTTACAAGAATTATATTGCGGAGATAATAAAATCACTTTTCTCGAAAATCTTCCTCCCAATTTACAAAAATTATATTGTGAAAATAACCAACTCACATCTCTCGATAATCTTCCTTCCACTTTACGAGGATTATTGTGTTATGCTAATCAATTGACTTCTCTCGACAATCTTCCTTCCACTTTACGAGAATTATGGTGTTATGCTAATCAATTGACTTCTCTCGACAATCTTCCTTCCACTTTACAAAGATTAAATTGTAAAAATAATGGTCGACTAACTTCTATTAAATATTTTCCTCCCAATTTACAAGATTTATATTGTTACAATAATCAAATCACTTCTCTCGAAAATCTTCCTTCCACTTTACGAGAATTATGGTGTTATAATAATCAATTGACTTCTCTAAACAATCTTCCTCCGAATCTACAACAATTATATTGTCATACGAATCAACTGACTTCTCTCGATATTTTACCTGTTACATTACAAGTGCTCTATTGTGAAGAAACCCCAATTTATACAACATGTAAAGAAATACATGGATTTGAACTTTCGATAGAAACAATTGAACAATACAATGAAATAAAACGCATTGAAAATTTGGAAAAAGAATGTTGTCCTATTCTAAAATAAAATTGATACATATATTATTTATTTTTTTAAACAAAAAACAAATAATATGACCGACTATACCGTAACCGAATTGGATTTATCGAATCTAAATCTAACCGTTTTACCGGATTTATCGCTATACACAAATTTACAAACATTATATTGTAATAATAACCAACTGACTTCTCTTGATAATCTTCCCCCTAATCTAAAAAGATTATATTGTGAATATAATCGAATCACTTCTCTAAACAATCTTCCTCCCAATCTACAAGAATTATATTGTAAATATAATCAAATCACTTCTCTAAACAATCTTCCTCCCACTTTACAAGAATTACGTTGTAATTATAATAAACTAACTTCTCTCGATAATCTTCCTTCCACTTTACAAGAATTATGGTGTTGGAATAATCAAATCAATTCTCTTGACAATCTTCCTCCAAATTTACAAATATTACATTGTGCAAATAATCAACTAACTTCTCTGGGTCACATTCATCCCACTTTAAAAATATTATATTGTTACAATAATCAATTGACTTCTCTAAACAATCTTCCTCAAAATTTACAAGAATTATGGTGTTATAACAATCAACTTGGCACTTCTCTTGATATTTTACCTCTTACTTTACAAAAATTATATTGTCACAATAATCCCATTTATACAACATGTAAAGAAATACATGGATTTGAACTTTCGGTAGAAACAATTGAACAATACAATGAAATAAAACGCATTGAAAATTTGGAAAAAGAATGTTGTCCGCTACTTAAATAAAATACCCTTCTGATAGCAAACAAAGAAAATTGATATTTATTTTTTTAATCAAAAACAAATAAAATGACCGATTATACCGTAACGACGTTAGATTTATCATATCAAAACTTGACTGTTTTACCGAATTTATCTCTCTATACAAATTTACAAATATTACATTGTTACAATAATCAATTGACTTCTCTAGACAACCTTCCTCCCAATTTGCAAACATTATATTGTGAAAATAACCAACTCACATCTCTCGATAATCTTCCTCCCACTTTACAAGAATTATATTGTTGCTATAATCAACTCACTTCTCTCGACAATCTTCCTCCCAATTTGCAAACATTATATTGTGAAAATAACCAACTCACATCTCTCGATAATCTTCCTCCCACTTTACAAGAATTATATTGTTGCTATAATCAACTCACTTCTCTCGACAATCTTCCTCCCAAGTTACGAACAATATTGTGTTCAAAAAACAAGCTTACTTCACTCGAAAATCTTCCTCTTACTTTACGAGAATTGTATTGTCGAAACAATCAAATTATATCTTTTGACAATCTTCCTCCCAAGTTACGAACAATATATTATGAAAATAATCCCATTTATACAACATGCAAGGACATATATGGATTTGAACTTTCTAAAAAAACAATTGAAAAATACAATGAAATCAAACGCATTGAAAAAGAATGTTGTTGTCCTATTCTAAAATAGGACATAAAAATATAGAACATATTTTATAAAAATGCAAATAAACTTTTCTGAAATTCAATCAAAAGTCGATAAATTATCGAAAATGCAACATATTGAAATTTTAAAAATCATTCGTAAACATCCGGAAACCAAGTTAAATGAAAACAAAAACGGCACATATATTAATATGGCATATTTAAAACAGGATACATTGGAGGAAATAATAAAATATATTGATTATGTGCAAGTGCAGGAAACGTCATTATCTTGTGTTGAAAATGAAAAATTAGAAATTGAAAAGACCTATTTTTTTGATAAATAACAAGAATCGTTTTATTGGTTAGAGAGGTTCTCAAGAACAATATAAATAAAATAATACATATAATTTGAATGGACGTATATAATGAACTATATCAAATTTTTTATCCATATGATATATTTTTGACGGAATCAGATATGGACAAATTATATCCTCTTATGTATAAAGAATCCGTAAAGGAACTTATCATAAAAGAAAAAGAACAAATCATAAAGGAAAAAGAACCCATTATTGTAAAGGAAAAAGAACCCATTGTAAAAGAAAAAGATAAAACAATCAAAGAGTCCATTGTAAAAGAAAAAGACCCTTCTCTCGAAAAACCTTTTTTCCCCGAATTTAAAAACACCATGTTTTGGAGTATATATGCGGGAGTTCATGGAATGTATGAGTATTCTGTCGTATGTCATCAAAATATACATTCATCGATTGAACTGAATGTTCAGCAGGAAATAATAACAAAATTTCAAGGAAAAGACCGAATAAAACAATTAAAACAAACAAATCAAAAAATCACTCTTATTCAGTGCCAAGAGATATTGTCGGATATGATGATGAAAGGTAATCAATTGCATGTATTGGTGGCATATGCTCTACATTACAACAAAAACATTCACGTATCATTTGACAATAAAAAAATAGTTCTCCCTATAATAGTAGATACAACGCAACAAACCATATATCTACACTTTGATACAAAAAAACACAAATATGGGCTTATTTCTAATATACCCGACGATTTTATTGTCATCGAACAATACAATAAACCGTTAAAAGGAGTGTCCACTTATAAATTGGCAGAATTGGAAGAAATGACTCAAAAAGCGGGAATTGTATTGGACACCGGTTCAAAAAAGGAACAAATGTATACGGCATTGTCCGAATATTTTTATGTGCGTGTTGTATAAAATTTATTGTATAAATTTCCAAGTAAAATTGAAGAAAAGAATGATATAATATGTAAATAAATATTATATCTCTATTATCTATCATGGAAAAATCCGTATCTTCTGAACAAAAAAAGACCACAGCAAGAGAAGATTTACTTCGTATGGTCTCATGCTATTTAGACAACCAAAAAATACGAAAAGAATATATCGCAAATGAATTGGAAGTGCGTTTTGGTATTTTCGACAACAAACGCCCAGGTCCTATGTCGGTAAAACCAATTACCAAAATAAATTATGATGCCGTTGTAAAACAATTATTTTCCGTGGGATTTCAAATATTTGAAGAAAAACACTTTTTACGTATTAATACCTATCGTCAACAAGAAAGTCGAAATGAATATCGGTCAGATACAACTCGCGCCGAAATCGACGGATTGTTTCTTATTCAAAAATACTGCGAGACCAACGATTTAAAACAGGTTGCCGAAGGGCAAGGACCGCGGTCGCGAGCTATTAAATTTACACGAAAAACATCTCCCAAATATTCGGATGGTTCTATTGTAAAAGCCGTGAATTTTGACGATTTTAATTATCGCGTGAATTACAAACTTGAACAGGATTTTTCATTAAATACCGACGTATCAAAACAAATTCTGGGCGAATGGACAAATTTAAACAAAGTATTTCGTTATATGAATCGCGTTCGTTTTCGACATCCAACCATTCCGGTGTTTGCCGATATTAGTATTATTAAAACAAATAAAATGAGCGGACAAACCTCCATTCCAACACACACCATTCAAGAAGCCGATGTATTTAATGGATTGGAACATTATGAAATCGAATTGGAATTCGACAATTCGCGTATAGGTCTGGGAACTTCATTTGAATCGGCAAATTCATTGTTAGGTGCATTACGAACCATGGTTCGGCTTGTTATGGTAGCATTTCAAGGCACAAATTACCCCATATCATATACGGAACAGGACCAAATATTATTTTCCTATATGAAATTGATTCAAATGCCTGCAGACGCAAGTGCAAAAGAAAAGGACAATTTTACACTAACTCGTCCCGTAAAACCCAGTGATTTCTTGGGATATTCTTCCATGACTCTTCAACGCGAACACTTACACGAATCGTCAAAAATGAATGTATTAAAAAATTATTGTATTACGGATAAAGCCGACGGGGACCGCCGTTTATTGTATATTTCAACAAAAGGTCGCATGTATATGATTGACACAAATATGAATGTTATATTTACGGGAGGTGAAACATCCAACGAGAAATTATATAATACATTGATAGATGGCGAGCATATTCCGTATGATAAATTGGGAAATTATATAAATTATTATATGGCATTTGATGTATATTTTGTAAGTGGAGAAGATATGCGTATGTTGCCATTTATGGAGCAACCGGAACAAGAAGAGGAGAAGGAGGAGAAACCCAAAAAAAAGATACAATATCGTCTGAACATATTAAATCAAAAGGTGGTTACTCGAATAAATACCTCTCTCATAAGCGGTAAAGAAAATGAGGAGAAGTGTTTATTCCATATTTTATTAAAACAATTTTATTCGGGGAATTTCTTTATTGCGTGTCAATCCGCATTTAAAAATATTCCATTTCAAGTATATGAAACCGACGGTCTTATTTTAACTCCATGTGATCAACCAATTCCCACGGCGAAACAGCACGGCAATGATTTCATTGCGAAAACCACGTGGAACGAATCGTTCAAATGGAAACCGGCGCACTATAACACAATTGATTTTCTGGTTCGAACTAAAAAAAACAAACAAGGCAAAGACGAGATTCACATGATGTATCCACAAGGCGAAGATTTAACAAAATCCGATGTTATTTACCAATATAAAACAATTGAACTTTGGTGCGGGTTCGATAAATTTAATAATAGACTCTCGAATCCGTTTATTAGTATGGTATCTTTACTTACGGAAGAACCTGTCCAAACACGTGCCGAAAAAGACCAAACTCGTTCTACCTATAAACCTCTGCAATTTCAACCCACCGACCCATTTCAACCAAACGCCTATTTATGCAATATTCGTTTATATCCAGATGCGTCTGGTAAAATGATTATGAAAACAATCGACGATTCAATGGCGCATGATACGGATATATCGACCATATCGGATTCGGTTGGAGGTGAATATTTTGAAGAAGGTATGATTGTGGAATTTAAATACGATGTAAGTATTTCCGACCCGCAATGGCGATGGAAACCATTGCGGGTAAGATATGATAAAACCGCCGAACTTCGGGCAGGATTGCCGAATTACGGAAATTCGTATCAAGTCGCAAACAGCAATTGGTCATCGATTCATAATCCAGTTACGGAAGAAATGTTACGCGGAACAACCGCTATTCCATTGTTGGATATTGATGAATCGGCGATTTATTATAAAAAATCGGAAAAAGGAGGCGGAGGCGGAGGAGAATCTTTTACACAAGCGTTACGAGATTTTCATAATTTATATGTAAAACGAAAACTTATATTGTCCGTTGCGCAACGTGGAAACACATTAATCGATTATGCCGTTGGAAAGGCGGGGGATTTGGCGAAATGGAAGGCGGGAAATATATCGTTTATTTGTGGAATCGATATTTCCCGCGATAATATTCATAATGTGGGAGATGGTGCATGTACCCGTTATATTAAAGACCGATACCAATTTCGAACTCCGATATATCATTGTTTATTTGCCGTAGGAGATTCGGCATTGAATATTCGGACGGGAGAGGCATTTACAACCCCTAAAGAAAAACGATTAATCAAAGCAATGTTTGGTTCAGGAGAAAAAGATTCGGAATTAGGAAAATGGAACGGAACACAAAAGGATGGTTTCGATATAAGTTCTTGCCAATTTGCACTTCATTACTTTTTCAAAAATAAACATACGTTACACGGATTTTTACGAAATGTGTCGGAATGTACAAAAAAAGGGGGGTATTTTATTGGAACGTGTTATGACGGAGACCGATTGTTTCAACGGTTATTGCGAGAAGACGCTATTTTATTTACACGAACCGACCGCCAAACGGGCGAACCGACGAAGATTTTTGAGATACAAAAATTATATGAAGAAACGGGATTTTCAGAAGATGAACAAAGTCTGGGATATGAAATTAGCGTATATCAGGAATCTATCGGGAAATATTTCAGTGAATATTTAGTTAATTTTAAATTCTTTCAACGTATGATGGAAAATTATGGTTTTGTATTGGTGGATACCGCAAAAGATAAACAAATTCATTTGCCGAAAGGAAGTGGATTCTTTGATGAATTGTATCGCGAAATGCAGGACGAAATACGCAGAACGGGGCAAAATCATTATAAATCGGCGGATAAAATGAATGCATCCGATGAACAGCAAATTTCATTCTTGAACCGGTATTTTGTGTTTCAAAAAAAGAGAGATGTTCGAACGGAAGATATGGTAAAAATTATTGGACAAAAAGAACGGACAGAAGGACAAGAAGAAGAACAAGAAGAATCGTATTTGCGTTTAAAAGAAAAAGAAAAAGAACCGGTCAAAGAAAAAGAACCGGTCAAAGAAAAAGAACCAGTCAAAGAAAAAGAAAAAGAACAGGTCAAAGAAAAAGAACCGGTCAAAGAAAAAGAACCAGTCAAAGAAAAAGAAAAAGAACAGGTCAAAGAAAAAGAAAAAGAACCGGTCAAAGAAAAAGAACCGACCAAAAAGGCAAAAATTATAAAATTAGGAAAAACAAAAATTGCCTTAAATAAATACTCGCCTATTATTGATTCGAATGATTCATAAAAAATAAACTCTTATATAAATAATGAAAATTACATATGAAAATGGAGAAGTTTATGACGGTGAAGTAAAAGACGAAAAAAAGAATGGATACGGTAAAATGACATATCCAAGTGGAGAAATAGAAATATATGAAGGAGAGTGGCAAGACGATTTAAAAAATGGTAAAGGCAAAATAATATTTGATGATGGTGCTGTATATGAAGGAGAGTGGAAAGACGATAATGAAATTGAAAGTTACGGAAAACTCACCTATGCAAATGGAGATGTGTATGAAGGAGAGTGGAAAGACAATTCGCGACATGGTAAAGGTAAAATGAATTATAGTGATGGTGAAAAATATGAAGGAGAGTGGAAAGAGAATGAAAGGAGTGGCAAAGGCACCATCACTTTTTTAAATGGAGATGTGTATGAAGGTGATATGAACAATGATGAAATAGAGGGCGATGGTAAAATGATGTATAAAAAGAGTGGAAATATATATGAAGGAGAGTGGAAAGAAGGTAAAAAAACGGTCAAGGTACATATCTATTTATGAACGGAGCTACATATAAGGGAGAGTGGAAAAACGATAAAAAAAATGGTCAAGGTAAAATGACGCATGTAAATGGAAATATATATAATGGAGAATTTAAAGATGATAGGGCAAGTGGTCATGGTGTGCTGACATTTATAGGTGGTTCATATTATGGGGAGTGGAAAGACGACCAACTGAATGGTAGAGGTCGTTTGTATAAAAATGGAAATCTCTATGTTGGCGAGTTTAAAAATAATAAAAAACATGGTCAAGGTAAAATGACCTATGCAAATGGTGATATGTATAAAGGAGAGTGGAAAGACGATGTAAGAAATGGTCAAGGTAAAATGACCTATATAACGGGTGGTATGTATAAAGGAGAGTGGAAAGACGATAAAAAACAGGGTCAAGGTAAAATGACCTATATAACGGGTGATATGTATAAAGGAGAGTGGAAAGACAATAAAATGAATGGTCAAGGCACATTTACATTTGCAAGTGGAGATATCTATAAAGGAGAGTGGAAAGACGATGAAATAAATGGTCGAGGAACAATGACATTTGCCAATGGCGATATGTATGAAGGAGAGTGGAAAGACAATGAAAAAAATGGTCAAGGTAAATCATTTGCAAATGGAGATATGTATGAAGGAGAGTGGAAAGACGATGAAATAAATGGTCAAGGCACATTTACATTTGCAAATGGCGATATGTATGAAGGAGAGTGGAAAGACAATGAAAAAAATGGTATCGGTAAAATGACATTTGCAAATGGAACGGTTCAAAAAGGCAGGTGGAAAATGGGTGTTTTTGTTCCATTTTTAAAAACCGTGAAATTATCTCCTCCTAAAAAATTCAAACTATTGACCCATATGAAAAAAACAGAACACAAACTCACGAAAAAACTTATACCTTCTCATTCTCGAAAAACAATTATGTCATTAGAGAGAAAAAGAAATTCAATAAAAACAAACTCTATAAAAACAAATTCTAAAATAGAAGGATTTGACCCGATTATGTATCAAGACCAACGTGTACAAGAGTATTTGGAAGAAGATAGAAAAGACAATATTGTTATTTTTTATGCAAAACAGTTGTTCCTCTCCAAACGTAGTTATTTCCAAGACGCCAAAGATGATTATTTCTATGCTTGTAATCGTACCGCTCGTGGATTATTACCCAAGACAGAAGATGTGGACGAATCTTCCAAACTTCTCAACACCGGAAAATTGGGATTGGTTCCTTCCATATATGTTCCAGAGAATTTTGTTATACATGTTATTTTTGGAACAACTCCCTATTATATTTTGTTGGATACTGGAAAGGAAATGGTATCGGTTATTAGCGAAAGTATTTGGGAAAAACATAAGAATCGTGATCCAACGTTGGATATTGTTTCTGGGTCTCATTGCCAAGCAGGTCAAAATGGAAAAGTTGGTATTTTATATTCATATAACCAATCTATAAGTAAAAGTAAAAGTAAAAGCAACTCACAAAAAAGACAAACCAGAAAAAAAACAGTATAAACATATTTGGACAAATATGATAATGGGAATTCCGTCTTTTTTTTCATACATTATAAAGAATCATAGTTCCATTGTTAAAAAACAATTGCCGGATGATATTGATATATTATTAATTGACGCAAATTCAATTATTTATGATATTGTGCATATGGGCGCAAATGAGAATAACACAATTATTCAAAAAGTCATTGAACAATTGTGGATATATATACATATGTTTTCTCCCAAATTATACGTATATATTGCGTTTGATGGAGTGGCATGTATGGCAAAAATGGAACAACAACGAACCAGAAGATACAAGAGTTGGTTTTTAGAGGAGAATATGACGACAAAAGAAATGACAACAAAAGAAATGACAACAACAACAACAATAAAAGAACCCACCACCCCAATACAACCAAAATTCAATACAATGTGCATTAGTCCGGGAACTCCCTTTATGAATCAACTGTCCGACGCTATTACAAAAGAATTTACATCAAATACGTCATGTGTATCATCATCGAAAGAATCGGGAGAGGGCGAACATAAATTATTCGAATATTTACGCAACAATCCAAATATAAATGCAAATGTAGTCATTTATGGACTGGATGCCGACCTTATTATGTTGTCTATTTTACATGTATCCTATACAAAAAATATATATATTTGTAGAGAAGCTCCCGAATTTGGTGAAAAAAATGCGGCATTGGCAAAAGAGATGTTGTGTTTAGATAGTCAATTATTAACAAACAATATTTTGGTTGAAATGGACTGCAAATGTCAAAACATTGGTCGGATAACGGATTATATTTTTCTTTGTTTTTTCTTGGGTAATGATTTTTTAACAGGATTTCCGAGTATTTCGATTCGAACAACGGGAATACAACGTTTATTAGATACATATCGACTTTATATTGGTGCATATGACCGTTTATTAATTCATCCAGAAACAAAGAAAATTCAATGGAAGTGGGTAACCCTTTTTTTACAGATGTTGGCGAAACAAGAAAAGGAAAATCTTATTCAAGAATACGCCAGTCGCGAAATTTGGGCAAAACAAACATGGCATCGACTATTACAGACAAATAAGACCAATACCAATCAACCCAATAAATCAAATCATCCTAATAAATCTCATCCAAATAAATCATATTCAATAGATTCTTGGGTAGATTCTGTGCCTCTTTTATTTCGAGAGAGGGAAGAATATATTTGCCCAACTGAACCTCATTGGGAGAAACGTTATTATCGGTCTCTTTTACGAATTCAATCTACTTCTGAAATTCATGATGTGTGTATAAATTATTTGGAAGGACTTGAATTTGTGTATCATTATTATACCCAAGGTTGTCCCGATATAAATTGGAAATATAGATATGCATATAGTCCATTGTTATGCGATTTATATAAAACATTACATACAACAAATAATAATAATAATACAATGTATTTGTGCGCAAATGACAAACAAACTTCACGAACAGAGAGAGACGTATTAAAATATATTTTACCTCCGCCTTATTTTGAGAAAATGTTTGATACATCAAAAAACGATGATGATGATGCGTCTGTGTCTTTTACATGGGAGTGGTCGTTTAAAAGATATTTATGGGAATCACATATTCATTTATGAATAATTTATTGAGCTAAAAAAATTGAAAATCTATTTATTTATTATTTTATTTAAAAAAAAGAAAATGAATGAATTTATATTACCTAATAATTTACCTTTACTTTCAAAATATATACAAAATATTCCTGTATTCGATGATACATTTTATTCTTTACCCATAAACAAAAAACGTATATATGAATTATGTATTAACGGAGGAAATAATTCGGTTTATTGTGGAACTATTCATGACGAACCAATTTCTTGTGTAATTCGAATTTCAAAAGATGTATTTACGGAAGAAGACCAAACCATACATAAAGAAGAACCCAAAGACACAGAACACGAACCCAAAGACACAGAACACGAAGACACAGAAAAAATACATATAAATGAATTTATTAAAGATTGCAAGGTTGCTTTATATATGTCGAATAAAAATCTATCTCCCCGTTTATATTCAATATATCAAAATCCAATGGGATTTACCACAATGATTAGTGAAAGGTATCAAACATCATTATCTGATTTTATAGTAAAAACAAAGACTCATAAATTGCTCAAAAAAACAATTACTCAAAAACTGGTTGAATTAACAACAGATATAGTAAAAAATAATATTTTACTATATGATTATAAATTTGCAAATTTGGTATTAAACTGTAGCGAGGGGGACGACGATATTATAATTAAGGCAATTGATTTTGATTCCATGTTTATTGATGTAAATATAACTCGTATGAAATTATTTCGTGATGTAAAAAAAATATATAAACTAACTTCTGCAAAAATAAAACAGTATTATGTTGTTATTATGATGATGTTTTTGAGTAATTTGTCATCAAATTCGTATTATGAATTTATACATAAACGATATATTCCGTATCATAATGAAATCGCAACGTGGATTCGGGAGGAACAGATAAAATATGAATTATCGGATGATATATTTTGTTATATTTTAGCCGATATGTATAAACGCCATAAGGGTATATTTATGACATATTACAAATTTGTATCAGTAACAAAAGAACAAGAACGTATTCAACAGTTTATACATAATATTCAACAATTTATACGTAATGCATCAACATAACAACCAAGATTATTGATTTGTAAGGAATGAAGAAAATTGATACATATATTATTTATTTTTTAATCAACAAATAATAAATGACTGATTATTCCGTAACCAAATTGAATTTATCATTTCGATGCTTACAAGTTTTACCGGATTTATCTCTCTACTCAAATCTACAAACATTATGTTGTGATGGAAATGAACTAACTTCTCTAAACAATCTTCCTCCCACTTTACAAAGATTACATTGTTCACATAATGAACTAACTTCTCTAAACAATCTTCCTCCCACTTTACAAATATTATATTGTTACCATAATCAACTTACTTCTCTTGACAATCTTCCTCCCACTTTACAAATATTATATTGTGATAATAATCAACTGACTTCTCTAAACAATCTTCCTCCGAATCTACAAGTATTAGATTGTGCAAATAATCAACTTACTTCTCTTGACAATCTTCCTCCCAATTTACAAGAATTATATTGTTATGATAATCAACTTATTTCTCTTGACAATATTCCTCCCACTTTACACAGTTTATCTTGTTATAACAATCGGCTCACATCTCTTGATACATTACATCTTACTTTACAATATTTTGTTTGTAAAAACAATCCGGTTTATACAACATGTAAGGAACTATATGGATTTGAACTTTCTATAAAAACGATTGAACAATACAATGAAATCAAACGATTGGAAAAAGAATGTTGCCCACTACTTAAATAGATAGCAACCAAAGAAAATTGATACATATTATTTATTTTTTTTAAACAAACATTAAATAATGACTGACTATTCCGTAACAAGTTTAAATTTATTAAATCGAGGCTTACAAGTTTTACCGGATTTATCTCTCTACTCAAATCTACAAACATTACATTGTGATGTAAATGAACTAACTTCACTTGAAAATCTTCCTCCCAATTTACAAGTATTATATTGTTCAAACAATCAACTTACTTCTCTTGACAATCTTCCTCCCAATTTACAAGAATTATATTGTTCAAATAATCAACTAACTTCTCTCTATAATCTTCCTTCCACTTTACAAATAGTATGGTGTTCAAACAATCAACTGACAAGGCTTGACAATCTTCCTCTCACTTTACAAGAATTATGGTGTTTTAATAATCCAATTTATACAACATGTAGGGAACTATATGGATTTGAACTTTCAGAAAAAACAATTGAACAATACAATGAAATATTGGAAAAAGAATGTTGCCCACTACTTAAATAAAACAATGCTCTGATTTATAAGGAGACCAAATAAAATTGATACATATATTATTTATTTTTTAATCAACAAATAATAAATGATTTATATCTCTATAAAAATCTACGAACATTACATTGTAACAATAATCAACTCACTTCTCTGGACAATCTTCCTCCCAATTTACAAACACTATGGTGTCACAATAATAATCTCACAAGGCTCAGCTTTCGAGAGAGTGATAACGACCGATTAGAGTCCGCCTTTGGGACTTCTCTAAACAATCTTCCTCCCACTTTACAAACATTATATTGTCAAGATAATCAACTTACTTCTCTTGATAATCTTCCTCCCACTTTACAATTGTTGCATTGTTCACATAATCAAATCGTAAGGCTTGAAAATCTTCCTCCCACTTTACAAAAATTATGGTGTTATAATAATCAACTAATTTCTCTAGACAATCTTCCTCCCAATTTACAAATATTGTATTGTGACAATAATCAACTAACGTCTCTGGACAATCTTCCTTCCAATTTACAAAAATTATATTGTAAAAACAATCAACTCACAAGGCTCGGCGGAGCTGAGTCCGCCTTTGGCACTTCTCTGGATAATCTTCCTCTTACTCTACAAACATTAGTTTGTTCATTTAATCAACTGACTTCTCTGGATAATCTTCCTCCCAATTTACAAGATTTATCATGTAACAATAATCAATTGACTTCTCTCGAAAATCTTCCTCCCAATTTACAAGAATTATCATGTAACAATAATCAATTGACTTCTCTCGAAAATCTTCCTCCCAATTTACAAGAATTATGGTGTAATAATAATCAACTCACAAGGCTCGGCTTTCGTAACGACCGATTAGAGTCCGCCTTTGGGACTTCTCTAAACAATATTCCTCCGAATTTACAAACATTAAATTGTTCAAATAATCAATTAACTTTTCTCGATAATCTTTCTGCCACTTTACAAAAATTATGGTGTTCAAATAATCAACTCACTTCTCTCGATATTTTACCTCATACTTTACAAGATTTTAATTGTAAAAACAATCCGGTTTATACAACATGCAAGGAACTATATGGATTTGAACTTTCAGAAAAAACAATTGAACAATACAATGAAATCAAACGATTGGAAAAAGAATGTTGCCCACTACTGAAATAAACTAACTGCCTTAAACCGTAGGAAAATATTGCCAATCCAAGTGGTTGCATACTTTTTTCCACGTTTGGTCTTGTTCTCTTTGATTACTAATATCTTTCAACAGTGGAATATGTGGTAAATACTGATGTTGCCCTAACAATACACAAAGTTGATATAATGTATAGGTATAATTAAAAAAATTGGTTCTCTCGGGAGGACAGTATAGTGTCCATGGTTGTTGAATTTCAACAAATAATACGCACAATGTTTCAATTAATTTATCTTCCATAATAGGTGGCTTAATTCCAAATAGAGAGTTGATATATTGAATATGCTCGAAATATTTATTGAGTCCAAGTTTTCGTAAAAGGTCGCGCATGATTTTATAATTAAGGAGTTTGACATCCTGACGTTCCTTTTTTATGCGTTGCCGAATACGTTCAATAACTTCGGTTGGAATTTGTGTAGTTTCTTTTGCCTGAAATTGAGAGAGAACTTCTTTAAAGTGATTTAGTTTAATATATGCCGTATACGACACCTCATTCGGGGCTTCTTTATTTGAAGGTTTTGCACTGTCCACAATATAACTTATAAATCTTCCACATGCAGTATTATTACAAATAAGAATACCTTCTTCGTCTTGCGGGATTAATTCTCCCATGCAACATGTTTCACAAATATCGGAAGAATACATAAAATCCTGAATTGTATTTGAGTTTTTTCCACATATATTTTGCAAATATGTTTTTACAGTTCTGCGAGACATACTCATATTATTATTGTCATCTGTTATATTGTCGCCTTGTTTATTTTCACTGTGTTTATTGTCACTTTGTTTATTGTCGCTATGTTTATTTTCACTATGTTTATTTTCACTATGTTTATTTATTTTGAAAAATGAGTTTAAAATATTTACATTCTGTATATTTTCGCCCGAAGATATTTTTTGTTTATCCTCAAAATAACGAAAAATATCTGCCGAATTTGCCAATAAATATTTTTTACGTCTATTTTCCAAATGGTGCAATTGTTTTATTATATTTTTTAGTTCATCTTTAATATCCATCGTATCATCTATTGATTCAGCCTCTATTAATTTGCGTTTTAATTCTTTTTTACGTATTTTTAATTCTGGAATTACGTAGGTATCATTATGATGAAAAGATGCCATCATTTCACTGTGAATTTCATCTACCGAATATTTGTTAATTGTATTGGGACTAAAAACGGGAGTTTGTGGAATGGGAAGAATTTGATTCATGAATTATATATACTTAACTTTTTATAGTTTATATGTTTTTTTGACTTCCTTATAATATTTTCGTCATTATGCTCTCTCCTTTTTGAGAGACAGGGTCTACAACAATATTTAGAGAGACAGAGGTTATTATTTATGGTAATAAAACAAAATATTATTTTCTGATATCAGTCGGACCTATTAAAAAGGAGTTGTGTTAAAATAATAAGTAATTATAGCTTATAGAATATGTCTATTATTACTGAATTAACACATTGCCGGATTTGCAAAAATCGTCATTTAGAAACTGTTATTTCATTGGGAGAACAAGCAATTACATCAAGATTTCCAACATATGGCGATTTTTCTACTCCAAAAACTCCCATTCAATTGTGTTTATGTGACGATTGCGGTTTATTACAATTGCAACAAACCACATCAAGCACCGAATTATATGAACACGAATACGGATATCGTTCCGGAATTTCAAATACGATGCGCGAACATTTACGACAATATCAGCAAGACGTTTTTACTTTAGCCGACGTTCAACCAAATGATACGGTATTGGATATTGGAAGTAATGACGCGACCACATTACGGTATTACCCTGATACAGTTCAAAGAATTGGTATGGACCCAACCGGAGAACAATTTCGCGAATATTACAATGATACTATTACTCTTATTCCAACCTATTTTACGAGAGATAATTTTATGGATATAAAAGGTTCAACCAAATGTAAAGTCGTGTCTTCTATTTCCATGTTTTATGATTTGCCCGACCCAATTCAATTTGCAAAAGATATATATGATATATTGGAAGACGATGGTATTTGGACATGCGAACAAAGCTATTTATTAACCATGTTAAAAACAAATAGCATTGATACGATTTGTCATGAACATTTAGAATATTATTCGCTTCGTCCCGTAAAAGAAATTGCCGATAGAGCTCAATTTAAAATTGTGGATATACAATTCAATGATTGCAATGGAGGAAGTTTTCGTCTGTATTTTGCAAAAGAATCCTCTCTCAAATTTAAAGAAAACACGGAATTGGTTCAACGTATTTTAAATGAGGAAATCGATTACGGCATTTTAAAAGAAAGCACCTATCGTTCCTTTTTTCGTGGGTGTGAAGAAGAGGTTCAAAAATTAAAACTATTTTTGGATGCAACCAATAAAATTCATAAGAAAACATATATTTACGGAGCATCGACCAAGGGAAATTGTCTATTGCAATTTGCGGATATTAAAGAAATCGATATTCCGTTTGCGGTTGAACGAAATCCGAAGAAAATAGGCAAGATGACCATTACGGGAAGTCGGATCATTGGAGAGGATGCTATGCGAGAACATCCTCCCGATTATTTGCTTGTTTTACCGTGGCATTTCAGAAAAGAAATCGTTGAGAGAGAATCTGCCTTTTTAGAGGGAGGTGGAAGTCTTGTTTTTCCGTTTCCATCATTTGAAATTGTCAGTCGCCGACAAAAAGTTCTTATTACGGGAAGTGGGGGACATATCGCAAAATATTTGATTGATGCACATAAAAAACATAACCATATCGATTTGTATGGAATTTGTCGCGCGAATGGGGGGACTATAGACACAACAGAAAAAATTCCCACATTTGTATGTGATATGGTATTTCAACCGAATTTATGGAAGCAGATTATTGTATTACTACAACCGGACAGTATTATTCATTTGGCTGGAATATCGAGTTCAATTGATGCACTACATAACGTTCCAAATACATATGTGACCAATGGTTTATTAACCGTCGAATTATGCGATTTTATTTATAAACAAAAACAAACGAGCAAAAAACAGATAAAACTATTTAATGCATCCAGTAGTGAAATATATAAGGGTCATATAAATTATATAGTAACGGATGACGATACATATTATAAGCATTTACACCCATATTCTATTGCAAAAATAGTAGGACATATGTGCGTGGATGATTATAGACAAAGATACGGATGTTTATTTTCAAATGGCGTTTTATTCACAACCGAATCAAAACATAAATCAACTCAATTTCTATTTAATAAAATCGGAAAATATATCCGTCAATACAAACAAGATTCATCGGAAAAAGATTTATCAGAAAAAGATTCATATAAACCACTTATAGTTGGAAGTTTAGATTCGTATCGTTCCATGTTACATGCGAGTGATGTGGCGGATGCAATTTATACAATTATAGAACAACCACTTGGTTCAAATTATGTTATTTCGCCAGAAAAATCTGAAAAAATATCGGAACTTGTCATGAAAATGTTTGAGATAAGTGGAATAACGATTGTCCAAGAAACTCCCAAAAAATGGGTCGATGCAAAAACGGGGCAACCTATTTTAATAATAGACGAAACAAATTTTGATGTAGCGCCAACAAATATTTGTGGATATGCCGAAAAATTACGAAATATTGGATGGACCCCTGAAAAAACCGTCGATTTTATATTAAATGAAATAATAAGTTAAAAGAATACGTTAAAATAGTTATAAAAATGACACATAGATTTTGGTATGATATATTCATTTCGATTATACCATAATACATACACCCATATAATACGCGTCGCAAATAATTGTATCTAACAGTTCTTCCGGATTTATCTCTCTATACAAATTTAAAAATATTACACTGCGACCATAATAATCTTATATCGTTGAACAATCTTCCTCCCAATCTACAAGAATTGCATTGTTCAAATAATCAGATTACATCGTTGGACAATCTTCCTCCCAAACTACGTGTATTATTTTGTTATAAAAATAAACTAACTTCGTTGGACCATCTTCCGCCGAATTTACACATATTATTTTGCTTACACAATTCACTTATTTCTCTGGATAATCTTCCGATAACACTACGAGAATTAGATTGTTCTCATAATCAAATTACTTCTCTAGACCACCTTCCTTCAACTATAAAAGAATTGCATTATAATTACAACAATTTCAACTGGTTGATATAAACATTTTTCGGATTTTATTTCATTAGTGAGCAACATTCTTTTTCCATGTATTGTTCAATTGTTTTTATCCATTCTTTTTCCATGTATTGTTCAATTGTTTTTATCGAAAGTTCAAATCCATGTATTTCCTTATCTAAAGTAAGAGGTAACGTAATAAGTTGATTACCGTAACAAACTAATGTTTGTAAATTTGGAGGAAGATTATCAAGAGTTGAGAGTTGATTATTGTAACAATATAATTCTTGTAAATTTGTAGGAATATTCTTAATAGAAGTGAGTTGATTGTCGGAACAAGATAAATATTGTAGATTCGGCGGAAGATTATCAAGAGAAGTAAGCTGATTATTATAACAAAATAATACACGTAGTTTTGGTGGAAGATTCTCGAGAGAAGTCAGTTGATTTTTTGAACAATCTAATTGTTGTAGATTTACATAGAGAGATAAATCATCCGGTAAAACAGTCAGATTTTTATTTGATAAATTCAATTCTGTTATGATTTTATAGTTTTTTATTTTATTCTTATTCTGTTTTTCTATATTACTACCGCTTATGTGCTGTCTTTCCATTTCAGAATATTTATTAGTTAATTCAATATTGTTATTTTTAATTAATTCTAAATCTAAATTCCAGTTATATTTATTTCTTTCTTCCCAAACCTCAATGCTTGTTCCATAATGACCATTAAATTCAGTTTCATTAAAATTTCTTAAATTCATTATATGTGTTTTTGCTTGTTCTCCATACCCAATACGGCGAGCATTTCCATAATGAGTAGTAAGATGACACATTTTACATAAAGCTACAAAACGAATTAATTTTTGGGTTTTAGTATCAATATTATAGTCCCATCTTTCATGTGCTTCTAATTTAAGTTTCGTTATTTTTGTATCACATCCACAACATTCACATATATAATTAACTCTTTCATATATGTGTTTTCGTAATATATTCCAACTACTTGGTTTGATGCTGGTTCTTACATTTGTAAACCAACAACTTCGTGGAATTAAATCAATAAATAATTCATTACCTCCAAATGTTCTATCCTCTCCAATAATTTCGGTTAATTCTATATTCATTTTATTTTTATTACATTCGGTTTTTCTATTTGAATGTCTTGTTAGGGATAATTTATTATTAAATATTTTATCACACTTTACGCATTTATAATTTTTATTCATAATATTTGGTGTAATATTATGATTAATTACCGATTCAATGATGTTTTCTACTATAGGCATAGATTCAACAACGTTTTCTTTAAAAATAGACATGATTTGTTACATGAATTAGATACAATTTGTATATCAATTTTATTCGATTATGCAATATGATTATGTTGAATCTTTTTATGGTTTTGTATTTGGCATATATATTTTACACATTGTTGTCGTAGCCCGTGTCTCTCAAAGAGGGGCAAAGCCCCTTTTTGAGAGACGCATAATGACGAAAATAGTATGCGTACAATTTCAACTAATTGATATAAATAATATTAAATCAAATATATATTTGAATGTCAATTACATATATATCGGGTGGATTATTGGGAGATTTTATACAACAATTATCCGTTATTCAAGAAATGTACATGACGACCGGTAAAAAGGGTATTTTATATATTTCCGATAAGGGGGATGCATTCCGAAATGGATTGAAGAAGACATTTGAAGACACCTATGAAATAATAATGACGCAACCGTATATGGAAGACTATATGATATATCCTGAAAATGGAGAGTATGATATAGATTTAAGTTCTTGGCGAAATTCAAAACTGTTATATAAAGAAAATTGGCATTCTATATTTTCATCATGTTATACGATTTCATGGGGACTTCATCCATGGTTGTCTGTATCCAAAAATACTATGTGGGAAAATGTTATATTGGTAAATGTTTGTTGGTATCGTCCAATTTCATCCTTTTCCATTACAGATATATTGAAAAAAACATACGGCACTTCAAAAATCGTATTTATTTCAAATGATATTGAGTCGTATGAAAAAATAGGCATTCCAGAATTGGAATGGTATCAACCAAATTCATTTACAGATATGTGTGTTGCAATTGGTTCATGCAAACTATTTATAGGAGGATTATCCGCCATGCTCACAATTGCACATGCCCTGCATCATCCAAGAGTTATTGGATTGTCCTCGGGCGAAGACGCAACGCATAATGTCGATTTTGATAAAATATTTGACAATGTATATTATGATATTTCAGAAATACCTGAACTATCCAATAATCACAAAATAAGTCGTTGTCGTCCTGCCAAACTTGTTATTCAAGTTTCTGTTGGAGAGATTGTGGATAAGTTATCTATTTTGGAAATTAAAGAAGCGGAAATACGCGATTCAAATAAACTGGTTCATATTACATATGAGAAGGAATATTTGTTAAAAGAATGTTCCATTTCCGGAATATTTACGTATCCCCATTCAAACTATTTTTATCGATTGTTGCTTTATATAAATAAAAAAATATGGGATTTTACAAATAAAATTAAATTATTGTCATACGAAATGAATCCGAACGAGTTTGCGTGTATTTCAAATGAAATTTTTATGTATAATCAACAACGATTTCGATTGAAAAATTATTTCAATATAAATGCAGTTTCAACGATAAAAGAACAAAAGAGTTATACGGAAAGTTCGGTATTCATTCTTTTGAACGAGTCATTGCCATTATCTACCATCGTATGTGCCAAAATTCAATGGCTGTGTTTACAATATGATGTTTCTTATATGTATGAGTCGGCAAATATACTACAAATACCAACGCTTTATACTATAAAGGAAAATGAAACGGTACCAGAAACAATGAAAAAAATATGTATCGATGATGTTCCGGTCCCGGACGATGTTTTTATCTTGGATTAGGAATCAGAGATAAAACACTTTTCCCAGATTATTTGGGAAAAGTTGCGTATGCATTGTTCCGTATTCATGAACAATACTGGTTCGGATGTTTGATTTATTGAGTTAATTTCAGTTTGTATTTTATCGCAAATTGAAGTATCATACGACGAAGAAATGGTAATTAATGTAAAATGTATTATGTTCGCTCTATTTATATTTCTGTATGATATTCCTACAGAAATAGTGGCAAGTATGAAATTGTGATGGTTGTCGAAATAGGTAATCGTGCATTTATCTATTCCGAAAATGGTAATTTTCATATAAAACCGAGAGGAAAGTATCTGTTTATATTCGAATATGGTCGGTTTATATATAGGAGGACGAGATTTATATATATGTGTTCGTAAAGAAATAGCCGACATGTTTAGGTTGTATTTTTTATGTTATAATAAATTATCAATTTTACCCTACTCGGATTTTATTTTAATAAAGGACAACATCATGTCATATAAAATGGATTCTGAAAACAATATAATTCCTGTAAATTGGGAGGAATATTATCCAAAGAAGTGAGTTCATTATTATGACACCATAATTTTTGTAAAGTGGAAGGAAGATTGTTTAGAGAAGTGATTTGATTATTATAACAATACAATTCTTGTAGATTCGGAGGAAGATTGTCAAGCGAAGTAATCTAATATATGTATCAATTTTTTATTGGATTGTTTTATTTCAGTAGTGGACAACATTCTTTTTCCGCATTTTCAATGCGTTTGATTTCATTGTATTGTTCAATCGTTTTTTCAGAAAGTTCAAATCCGTATAGTTCATTGCATGTTGTATAAATTGGATTCTGATAACAACATAATTCTGGTAAAATCACCCCAAGTCTTGTGAGTTGATTAAATGAACAATTTAATATTTGTAGAGTAGAAGGAAGATGTTTGAGATGTTTCAGTTGATTATTGTAACAAATTAATGTTTGTAAATTAGACGGAAGATGTTTTAGATGTGTCAGTTGATTATTGTAACACCATAATCCTTGTAAATTGGGAGGAAGATGATTGAGAGAAGTGATTTGATTATGGTCACAAACTAATTCTTGTAAAGTGAGAGGAAGATTGTCCAGAGAAGTGAGTTGATTGAATGAACAATGTAATATTTGTAAATTTGTGTATAAAGATAAATCCGGTAAAACAGTTAAGTTTTCTAGCGATAAATCCAATTCTAGTTGGTTGTTGCACTCTCTCCTTAATTGGATTTGTTCAGTCTCTGGCATTCCCTTAAGAATCAATTCTGTTATGATATATGTCGTCATTTATTATTTGTTTGATTAAAAAATAATTCATTTTTAATAATCAATTTTATCTTGGAACATACTTTTGCTTACACGTGGCGAATCTACACGCTATTTATTTCACCTAACATATTTACATAATTATTTTTAGAAGCATTCTCAAGTAATTTGTTAAAATATATATCCGACATTTCACATCTATATTTTAATTTAATATAACATCGCATACATACAAGAACATCTACAAACGCATTATGTAAATTATCGACCTTTTCAAGAAATAATACATAATATAATTCAGATAACTTTGGCCACTTGAATTTCATTTTAATCGGTGGAACGGTTTGTTGTAGTTGTGGGGGTTGTTGTGATAGTGGTTGTTGTAGTGGTGTTTGTGGTGGAACTGTTTGTTGTTGGGTTAATGTCTGTGGTGGAACGGTTTGTTGCAGAGGTGGTTGAGTAGGAAACGGATTTGTTGACGGCGGTTTAACAATAATTATTTTTGGGTGTAGAGAGGTTGTTGTTGTTGGAATGGTTGTTGGAAGATATTTTATAGTTGGGACTAAAATTTTACATAATTTTATAGTGCGAATCATGGTGCAATAGTGTTCCGGTTTAATAACCGAATCATATGCCGGATTAAAGAATGCATTTACATACGGAATGTATTGAACCAAACGGTCGTAATACCGGATAATTTGGCATCGAATAATATTAATATCAAATGAAATATTGTGTCCAACTATTTCATCACACATTTCAATATCTCGTAAAAATTCTACCAATGTCAACACAACATCCTCTCCTTTTTCTGCACATATTTCGTCGGTAATTCCGGTAATTTCTGTTACCTTATCAGGAATATGAACTCCATCCGGCAACGTAATGTATTTATTTACACATTTTATAATTGTAGGGTGAGTAGAAGAAAACTGAACAATCATATATCCGATTTGTGTTATATGTGGATTTTGGTGTAAAACATATTCCTCATTTGAATTATATGTAATGGGATACATATCATTATGTATATCAAGCGATTGCAATTCCCTTGTTTTTTTATTGGATATGTTTTTTTTCGATGCAATACTTGGGTCCGGATTGAAATCTCTCTTTTTGGGAAATAGTCCAGTAGTTTCAGTATCAAAAATAAGCGTATAGTGTCCTCTATTTTTGCATTGTTGACGTGTTCGCATGTTGTTTGGTTTATTACTTTTTTATAATATTATAACAATCAATTTTATGTGTCCTAGTCCGAGTCATATAATTCTTCCGACAGTTCTTCCGAACAACCGATATACACCACTTCTTCGACAATCTTTTTTTTACTACTGGTTTTTTTTGACGCAATATTTCTTTTTTTTATTCCCGTCTTTTTCGTTCCTATTTTTTTCGTTTTCACCTTTTTATCCACAATATCTTCGTCGTAGTCGTCTTCTTCATCGTCGTCATCGTCTTCTTCTTCATCATCGGTATCCGGCATATCGTCGTCCGCGTCTTCCACAATAAATCCATCCTTTACATATCCTTGTTTTGTTTTTTCTTTGTTATCGTCACTTTCTTCTGCTTCCGCTTCCGCTTCTGCATCGTCTGCTTCCGCTTCCGCATCAGACAAATCATCAAATCCACCAAATAAAAACTCATAAATATCTTCCCACTCATCCGATGAAAGTGATTTCGATACAGTATTGTCGATTTCACCATTTACCAATACACAATTTCCGAAAAACAATGCCGTATCGGCGGGTGGAGGAAATTCGTATTTATTTTCGGTATTTGCCTTACCTTCTGTTTTACCGTATAACGAAATAGAATACGATTTACCCGTGGATAAAGTTACGGACCAATTATGAAAAAAGTGAAATCCATCGGCAGATTTAAATCCGGCTTTTTTATATAAGTCGGAAATAGATAATGGACCTTTCACGTGTAATTCTCGAACCAATCCCAATTTTTCGACGATTAATATAGTTGGCATGTTAGGTCAATAGCAGTTTTCTTTTTATATTTGTTTTCTTCGCTTAACTCACTTGGACATGTAAAACTATTTCGGTATATAGTAAAACTAAATATGACAGTTGATAATCAAGACAAATTGGACGCGGTTAAAAAACCATATAAGGTCAGAGATTTGACTATTGATGCTACTACAAAAAAGACGAACCAAAGCCAGAAAAAATAAGACAACCAAATCAAAAAGGTAGAATATATCAACAATAATATATAATGAATTTTGTTGATAATCAAACACAAATAGATAAAATTAAAAATCCACATATGGTGGAACAATTGACAATTATGAATATGTCATCTTTTAATCAAATAATGTATCAGGAAGAGTATCAATAGAAGTTAGTTGATTATATTGACATTTTAATATTTGTAATTTGGAAGGAAGATTATCGAGAAAAGTCAGTTTATTATGAAAACAATGTAATATAGTTAATGAATCTGGAAGACGAGATAAATCGGTTAGTTCATTATTATTACAGTTTAATTCCGTTAATGTATCAGGAAGAGTATCAATAGAAGTAAGCCGATTATATTCACAATGTAATGTTTTTAGATTGGGAGGAAGATTGTTTAGAGAAGTCAGTTGATTATTATAACAAATCAAGTCTTGTAATGTATCTGGAAGTATCGGCAAAGAAGTTAGTTTATTATTCTGACAATATAATTCTTGTAATGTATCAGGAAGAGAAGGCATTTCGGTAATATTACAGGAATTGCATATTAACATTTTTAATGATGCAAATGCATCTAAAATTAAAATGTAATAATAATGAACTAACCGATTTACCTCGTCTTCCAGATTCATTAACTATAATCGAATGTGCTGGGAATATTATTTACGATGAGGTGCGTAAGGCACGTGGTTTTACTATTGATGCTACTACAAAAGAACGTTATAATGAATTTTATGATGAGACCCATAAGCCTCTATTTCATGGAGGTAAAAAAAGACGAACCAATGTCAGAAAAACCAACGCCAGAAAAACTCGACGAACCAACGCCAGAAAAACTCGACGAACCAAATCAAAACGGTAGAATATATATAATGAACTTTATGAATCGCATTTTAGGAAGAACATCGAAAATTGTCGAGAATCAATCACAATTTAATGCAATTAAAAATCCACAATTGGTAGAAGAACTAATTATTAGAAATATGACATCTTTTAATTTAAATGCATTTACATCATTAAAAAGATTACATTGTTATAGAAATCAGCTGACTTCTCTAAACAATCTTCCTCCCAAGTTACAAGAATTGTATTGTGACCATAATGAACTAACATCTCTTGAAAATCTTCCTCACACTTTACAAATATTGTATTGTGACAATAATGAACTAACATCTCTTGAACTTCCTCCCAATCTACAAGAATTATATTGTTATAGAAATCAACTAACTTCTCTCGACAATCTTCCTCCCAAATTACAAATATTACATTGTAAAAATAATCAACTTACTTCTCTTGACAATCTTCCTCCCGCTTTACAAACATTATATTGTAATCATAATAAACTGACAGATTTACCTACTCTTCCCGATACATTAACTGTGTTAAGTTGTGCGTATAATGAACTGACTGATTTACATCGTCTTCCCGATTCATTAATTGAATTAAATTGTGACAATAATCAAATCATATCTTTTAATTATCTTCCTCCCGCTTTACAAACATTATATTGTAATCATAATAAACTGACAGATTTACATACTCTTCCCGATACATTAACTGTGTTAAGTTGTGCGTATAATGAACTGACTGATTTACATCGTCTTCCCGATTCATTAATTGAATTAAATTGCGAACATAATCCAATTGACGATAATGTATTTGCTTACCATGGATTTCATATTAACGCTACTACAAAAACAAAAGACCAATACAATAGAATATATGATGAAACACATACAGGAATTGGAATAAAGGGAGGTAAAAGTAAAACAAAATCTCGACGAACCAACGCCAGAAAAACTCGACGAACCAACTCCAGAAAAACTCGACGAACTAACTCCAGAAGGTAGAATATATCAACAATAATATATAATGAGTATTACTGTTTATAATCAAACACAAATAGATAAAATTAAAA